TTAATCCTTTCCAACTCCGTATCTGATTGCCATTTCCTTTACAATAGCTGTATATCCCTCGATCAGCTTCTTGTCCTCTGCGATAATATCCACATAGGATAATTTGTCTCTGGTCGATTTACAGATACCTTCATCAGCCATTCTCCTGCGCTTATTCGTAAGTCTCTGTTTCAGATTTACACCCATCCGCTTTGACAACAGTTCGTAGCTTTCGGCTCTTACTTGGCTGTATGCCTGTCCGCCGCCAAGCTCCATACTGATTTTCCGCAGAATGTTTCCGGTATCATCACGCCATGATGTTGTATCAAGTGCAACCACTTCTCGGATGCTCTCAACTCTTTGTTCCACATGGTTCAGTTGTTCCGCCTGCCGCTTCTGTTCTAACTGCTGTTCCGCTACAGAATTGAAAATCTTCTGGAACATCTGCAATTCTGGAGACAACTTAGACATATCGAACTGTCCCTGCGGATTGTAATAATTCTCTTCCAAAACATCGAACTGCTCCCATGCCTTATCCGTTCCGAGCATCTTGCAGTGGCGGCTCGCTCCGCGGCGCGTCCAGAGATAAAGTTGCGGAGCATTCTTTCCAACTAGGTCGAATTTTTCTACCATGTTCTTAAAAGCCCTCAATTCCTCTCCCTTAAGCAGGTAGAAATGTTCACCCTCCTCAAAACGCCCTGTGTTGTTTCCGTAGTTCTGTTTAATTTGCACCTCTGTCGCCTCATAGATGTCTGCCAGTTGCGCTGTAGTAATAACTCTTTGCCCATTCCATTCAATAACAGGCAACTCCTTTGTTCCAACCTTTACTAATTCGCTCATGCTTCTCCTTTCCGGATTTTTTGCAATAAAAAATCCAACTACCGCTTGATAGTTGGAAAATACTGGTTGTCTCTATTTTGCTTTGTTGATACAATTAATGTACGGCGGCGGCCATCATGAAAGGAACTGTTATCATGAAAATCGTTAGTATACTTATCTCATTATTGGTATGGCGTGTTACCGGTTACGACTTCTTCATAATTCTAACCGTAACATCCATGACAATCGACCTATACAAAGGATTTAAAAAAGTACAAAAGAGATTAAATAAAATACTAAAGATGATGCGGAAAATAAAGCAATAATGTAACTCATTTCCTGCCGCCGTCGCATATTAATTGTATCAACTGATTTCCTGTGTTACAAACACATTTAATCTGCAAATTTCGACATATTTCTCAACTATCTCAATATTCAGTTCTTCTTATTCTTTCGTTTTTGAGTTCCCAGTTTCTTCACTGGTTGCCTTGCTTGCTGAACCCTCGACCATTCCCAGAACATATCCTTTCTGAAAATCGTTCATTTTGGGAATCGCGTCTTTCAACTTTTCTACAACTTTCTTTTCCTGTTCGCTCATGTATTCACTTCCTTTCTCCCTGTGATATAATTTCCTTATTAAATAAGGAAAGGCGGTGATAATATGGATAATGGTTATTCTGAAACATTTGCTACATATGAGTTTGCAGATAAAGGAACATATGTATGTATGCAATGCGGTGGCGAAAATAAAAAGGGAATCGTCACTGTAAAGCAAGGCGAAATGCTACCAGAATGCAAAGAGTGCGGATATACTACATGGATTAAAATAATGCAGGATTTTTAAACACTCTTTCTTCCTCTGCGAGCGTTTGGTTCGTAACCGCCAAGTTATCATCAACCAGATGCTCAATGAGGAACGTTCTTTTTACCACTCTCGTTCCATCTTCACATACTTGTGAAATGTGCAGATACATCTTCCCATCCTTCTGGAATGGAATAACAAATATACTCTGTAAAAATTTCCACTTAACAAAATGCTTATTAAAAAATGCAACTGCATGAGCCTTGATTTTACTCACTGTATCATCCCTTTCTGTGATATAATATTTTCAAAAACGGAGGAATTAACATGCTTCTAAAAATCGAAAGAATAATATTAAAGAAAATATCTAAAACGAATTTTTCAATCAAACTTTCCGATATAGGTAAATTTGATGGAGAAGATGCATACCAAGCGTTTTTGGATTTACAGGATAGAGGATATGTAACGAAAGTAAACACATCTATGGATAGATCGAGTTTTAGCTTCATAGTTACATCCAAAGGCAGATTCTACAAAGAATATCTTTTCTTGGAATTTTTGAGAAATATCCTCATTCCTTTTATTGTGGCTTTGATTACAGCAACTGCTACATATCATTTAGAAAAAGTAGCAGATAGCTATTCCGACAGCGGCACCAGCCAATGCGCTTACGAGTTGGATTCCACCGACAATGAATGGCTCAAACTTATCGAGTAAGTCACGCTTTTGCCGAAATGTCATTTTTTTCACCGTCTCACCTCTTTTCCATTTCTTTTGCAATATTATAATAACGCAATAGAAATATAAAGTCAATAACAAATTATTGCTTTTGTGATATTTTTGTGATAATATTATTGCAGAAAGGTGGTGAAGACTTGAGTACAGTAAACGAACGCTTAAAATCTTTAAGAATATCATTAGGAATGAACCAAAAAGATTTTGGAGAAAGAATTGAAGTTGCGCAAACTTATTTATCTCAAATAGAAAAAGGGGATAGACCTGTTACCGACAAAATTTCAAAAATTGTTTGCTTACAAAATTGGAATGGTAAAAGAGTAAATGAAGAATGGTTCCTAACTGGAAACGGTGAAATGTTTGTTCCGGAAACTAAAGATGAACAAATTACAAGATTGCTTTCAGATGTGCTAAAGAAAGAAAATAGTGATTTTAAAAGAAGACTTGTAACTGCATTATCAAAACTTGATGATACCGGTTGGAAATACCTAGAAGATTTTATTGATTCTATTTCAGAAAACAAATAAGAAAAAGCCAAGGGCAATGCGCAAACCCTTGGCTTTCTTTCTATTCTAATAAATTTTTAACAAATACATATATAATTCTTAACCATTTTTCATTGTCGCAATTCGCGACCATTTCAGTTATTTTTTCCTTGTAAAACGCTGTTGCCTCATTGCACTCTTTTTCCCCCATATTGATTTCCTCCAATCATTCCGCACTTTCGATAGCGATACATAAATTATAGAACCTATGTTCGATATCGTCAACCCCATTTGACAAATTGCTACAAATTACAAACTCGTTTGTAGTTGAGGGACAAGAAAACGCCTTATCCCGCCCCTCAGCCAGAACTTGAAGTGCCCTTATCGGACAATTTTATTTTACAAATTTTCCCGCAAACATTCAATTTCTTTCGGTCGCAAGTTTCGACAGGTAAATTTCTTATTGTCACAGAATGTCGATTGATTAGTTTAAATTTTGTTAAAAAATTGATTACTGGTTGAAAATTATGCATCTGCCAGTTATCTGTGATGAATTTTAAGTGCATAATTTCCCTTTCTGCCCGTAGGCTTTATGCAAAAGAGCCGGCTACACAACACATGGTCATGTAATCGGCTCTTAGGCGCTTGATTTTATTGTATTTATTAGTTGTATGTTTTGGTGCCAAATTATCCCTCTTTTCTTCTTGAAACAACTGTGACTGTAAGTATTCTTGGCGGTAACTCGATGTGCATTAGAAAAGTAAATGCGACAGTGTCTACTATTACAAGACTTGAATATATGTCTACCGAAAAGAGAGATCTTGTAACTACGGTATTCCATTACATTGCGATTGGGAAATGGAATTGAAAAATAACAAATTTATTCAGCAGTGATTCCACCGTTAGGCTTTGACTGGATAATGATATATCGTAGCATATTGAAGTACACTGTCTGTGATGATATGAAAATTGGCTGTCTGACCTTTTAACACTGGAAACATAGGACTGTAATTTTCGTTTGCTGCACCGGCTTGGTGATATTCAAAGTATTCATATACTAATACGCCGTCTATGAATCCATTTATTCCACAATTACTATCGTGTTTATCATCATCCACGTTATACCAAAACTGAATATACCCATCCGCTGTCACTTCATATAGATCGTCGCGTGTACTCCAAACAGCCGTTTTTCCGATATAAAGTGGGTAAACCGGTCGAAGTGCTAAACTTCTGTTTAACGTACTTATCTGTTTTGCCAAGCTCCCATCCACATTCGGATTTGCCTGTCTTGCATCAAGTGCGTAGCCTGCTTCCGTGGTAGTGTTATTATTTACGACGGTTGGTATGGTCGGCTTATTACTCAAATCATTATAACTGCCACTGAAAGCCACGGTTTTTAAATCAGAAAACCACTTCACAATCTTTCCGAACAGAGTCGCATGGGATTCACCGCTTTTGAGATTTTCTCTTACGGATGCTGCCGTAAATGCTGTGGTATTCTCTGCTGTATCTCCCCCGGTTGACACTGCGCCAACATCTTTTGCCGTAAGCACTACATTTCCACGACGAAAAGAATCTTCGTTGACACCTTTAATTCCAGTTACCGGAGTTCCGGCAAGCACGTCCCACTTTTCATCTGATGTTTTATAAATATTGGCACCGGCAGGAATTACATTCCCTGCTCCCTCTTTAAAGTCATCCGTGGTGGTAAATTCGTCTGAAATATTGAACATCCACCCTGTGCTAACATCTGCAAGTGCCGGAAGATCTGCAAATGCAACTGTTCCGTGTGGCTGCAATCCACCTTTAAGTCCTTCTGATATGTCTTTTGCCTGCTGATAGTAATACTTGGCATTGTCAAAATCCTCGCCCTCTCTGCTTCCTGTACCACCAACAGCATAACTCTGTGCCTTGGTTGCACTTTCTTCTGCAGATTCCGCCTTACCGATGATCTCCGCAGCCTTTTGAGTTGCAATATCTGCTTTTTCGGCTGCTGTATCAGCTGACTGACTGGCGGATGATGCTTTCTCCGTGGCTGTGGCGGATGATTCACTGGCGGATGTCTCACTGACTTTTGCGTTGCTTTCGGATGCCTCTGCCGCCGTAGCTGACTTCGCTGCCGCTGTCTCTGACGCTTTGGCATTGGTTTCGGATGTTTTTGCCGCTGTTTCACTGGCTTTTGCAGCATTCTCACTTGCTTTGGCGTTGGCTTCGGACTTTGCCGCTGCCTGCTGGCTTGACTCTGCCTTTGCCACTTCCACTTTGATTTTCGCAAGATAGTTTGGCTCCAAGTGTTTTTCCTCGATGCTACCCTCTTTGACGATGGCAGACACTTTTCCATCCTTATCAATATAAAAAGCTACCGTATCAGAATCAAGGAACTCATACTGTGTAATCAGTGCCGACAGGTCTATGTACTGTTTCGTGCCATCAATCAGAGTCAGGATAATCTGCTGTGTAGTCGGGTTATAATCGAAGTTGATTGCGATTTTCTCCATCTGTGTATCAATCGTAATCTTAGAACCGTTCTTTTTTGTGATCGTAATGATTCCGGTCGATTCCTCGAATGTCACGTCTGCAACAAGAGTTGCTACCTCTGTTTTCGTGGCTTTTGTGGTATCAAGAGTGATTACACGATCATCAATAACGCCAATAGCTGCGTCCATTTTGTTAAGATTGCTTTCATTAAGCGGTGTTTCATCACTCGGGTAATTCTCCCAATTAATAGCACTATGCGCTTTGTTCATGGTCCTCACTCTCCCTTTCCTTTGCAAGCTTCATCTGCTCCCGTTCGGCTATAACATGTCTGTTTGCTTCTTCCTTAATCTGCTGCAGAATATCCTTAAACACTAGGTACTTAGCTTCGATTGGGACATCCTCACACAAATTTGCATAATTTATAATGTCGTTTTCAAATTCCCGAATTTTTGCATTTATCATAGATTTTCCACCTTTTCCTTTAACTGTTCTATCTCGTCATGCTGCAACTGCACTGTGGCAACCAGATCAGCAATCAGTTCCGTATATTTCAGTCCGTAATACTTTTTCCCATTGCTGTCTGAAAACGTTTTTGGACAAATATTCCACCCTTTTTCCGCTTTTTTCAAAACATCCTGTGCAATAAATCCATGATGGAACCCATCTTTTTCGAAATTATAACGATACGATTTTGCTCTTAAAGAATAAATAAACTCAGATGATTGCTTTTTGCTTAAATCTAAAATTGTGTTTTTTATTCTTTTGTCAGATCCATTAATTACTCCACCTCTGAATCCACCTACTCCGGTATCTCCGTCTAAATGGATCATCATGTGGTCATTATCGTTTGCGCCTTTATGCAATGAAACCTGATTATATTGAACCGTACATTTATGAACAGGACTTTCAAGCGTCCCTTCCACTGTTCGAAATCCATCCGTTCCCATCTGTACAAGTGTTCCACTGCGTTTAAATTCAATAAGGTTTTCTACAGACTCTTCCGCTTGAATATGCATATATCCCCCGGTCATTTCCATAGAACCTTTTAATTCAAGCAGTTTTGCTTTAATTTTGATACCCTCGGCTGACTGGTTGATTTCTGAAATGACGCTGTCTTTTGATACTTTCAAGCTGATCTGCTTTGATGACTGCGTAATCGTACTGGACGCACTCGATGAAAGCTGCTTAAATTTCTTTATCAGAGTCCATTTGTATTTTCCACTGCTTATTCCACCATCTGGTTCGCAACCATAAAACTTTCCAGTATTCTGATCCAAAAAACTGTGTCCAGAATAATACGAAGATGCAGGGTATGTATCTTGTGGATTCCCGAAACCACAATGTGTAACGTCATAATCTTCGGTATCCCATACTGTTAAAGAAGCACTGACTTCTGACCGTATCTTAGTTGCGGTCACCTCTATCTCTCCGGACAAATCGCCCTCTGCTTCGCTTGCTCTCGTAACTTCCGCTGTAATCTTGTCCTCATTAATTTTAATAGCTGCTGCAAGTTCAACTTCCTGCCCCTGTGCTCTTTTTACTTCTGCTGTAATACTGCTCGCATTTTGCGTGATTCTCGATGATAAACCATCCGTTGTATTTTTAACTTCTGTGCGAATTTCGGTTGCGGTCTGCGTGATCTGTGACTGCAATCCCTTCTCAACATCAGTTATCGTGCTCTGTGTCTTTTCAATGGTTCGCTCCAACACATTGCTCTTGCCTTTCAGCTGCAATATGCTCCGCTGTATTCCGTTGACCTTACTTGTCCGGTACTCTTCCCCGTCCGCTTCCAGATCATCACGCAAAGCCTGTATGCCTTTCAGCGTGCGCTTTAGGATGTAAGTCTCGATCAGTTCATATTTTGTAGTCAACCGTACCGCATCTCCGACCTCAAGGCATGGATTTCCTTTGCAGTCAGCACTAAATGGTCTGTATATAATTCCTTTTATCTTTGATAACGTTTTTTCTCCAATTTCGTTTAATTCCTTTGTCCCTTTCCCATAAACAAGGAAATTTCCCTCGATCACATAAGTGTTTCCGCCATCACCTACAATTGCTCCTATATCATTCTCTTTTTCACGAATTTGCAGTTTGTCAATCGTTCTGACAATATAATCTTCATATTGTGCTGAAATGTACTGGCTTTTACTTATGCTAGTGCTCTTTGGATTTCTAGGATAAAGATCATCCGCCGGGTAAAGATCATTCGCCGGATAAAGCCCCTGCATCTCTTGCGTTAAGTACACATAGCGAAACTTTCCAACGCGTCCGATATTTCCCATACAACCGTTAATTTCAAGTATACAAAACAAAACCTCTTTTCCGCTTATGGCTTCGCCTATCGTGCTTTTCTCTGCGGTATCTGAACTTCCGCTACTTGATGCTTTCACTTCTACAGTTTTTTCAATAATCATTTCATCATTTACAAGAGATACTTCTTCCTGTTCCACTCCAAAATGATTAAAAAAGCTATCTCTGAATTGTTTGAGCGTTACCTTGCTATCTTTTTGTGGAAGTATCTGATTGTACCAATCAGTAACATCAGATGATAAAATATCATACAAAGCATCGTAAGCTACCACATCCCGGCACGTCCGATCTGCCGTAGGTGTGTCAGAATAAACCTTGTATCTTCCTATTTGGAATGGTTTATCTTTGTGACCATCAAGAGTCATCTTTGCAGTCAACCACTTGCCTTTCATTGGCAAGAATACATTGGACACCGTGAATTTAATCATCCCGGCTTCACATGCCCCGAATGTTAATTCAGATTCCGAACACAAGCTTTCTGTCAATTCAAATTTTTCTTGGTGCAGTTCGGTGTTTGTGATATTGATTTTCCCATCATCAGATACGATGTTTAACTGTTTGTCTACGCTGTCCTTTAAAAACAGGATTGAATATTGGTAATTAACCATCGTATACACCCCCTATAAATGCCAGTCTTACAGAGTTGTAGTGAATTTGACCTCCATACGTCCCGTATATTGTAGGTTGAAAATCTACCATATAGCCGTACTGTGTTACATAATCGTCATATTCCGGGATGTACGCCGTGATATAGCAGGCTCTTCCGGTTGCATTAGTAAACTGCTGACGGATTTTACTTATAATGGCATTAAATTCCGTGTTTGTAAGCATAGCCCGTGTTTCAAACTCAACTTTTAACGCCTTTAATTCCACGGCATTTCTATGTAGATAGCCGTTAGCGTCCGTATAATCATCTAAGTCCTGCATATTTACATATGGGCTATATGTCTCCGGTTTCATAAAAGACATTGGAACTGTATAATTTCCAATCTTTAACAACCATCCGCTGTACGCCATGTTTCCACCACCTAACTGTTTTGGTTTGCGGCTGTCTCAAATGACAGTCGGTAAAATTTGTACAAAATACCACCTACCACCAATTTGATAGATGTCACTTCTTTTTCTTGATCTATTTTGTAATTACTTCGATATTGGGCGATTTAATCACAATTTTCTCCGGTGTGTGAATTACTTCCGTGTTCCCATACGTAATCATGATCTCTAATTTGTTCATAAAATTTCTCCTAAATTTCATACTCCGGGTATGCTGCTTCCCAAACATTCCTATGGTAGGTATTTACCTCTCCATAATTTGCATCAAAAATCTTTTTCACGCCATATCCAAGTTCAATGCTCTTTTCTTTGAGTTTTCGCCAATTAAATGTTTTCCAGTCCACACCGTTCATTGCTGCAACACGCTTAATAGAATACCAGTCTTTGCTATAATCAAGTTCCTGCTGCAGCTTTTCATTCTCCTGTTCTGCAATCTGCCTGCGCTCTACTTCATCCGCATATGCCCGAAGTGCCGATGGAAAATCTTTCGGGACCTGTCCTCTCTCCATCTCATCAAACCGCTTTACATACCTTGCAGTAAATATGATTCCTTTTTCACCATTAAATTTGTTGGCGAGGAAATCACACCCCATTTTGGTGACTTTATAGCATTTATTTTCCTTGCCGCTTGCGTCTTTGTAGGTGGATGGAATAAAATAATCACTGACAACAATTTTGTTGTTAGTTAATATCTGTATAATTCCAACCTGTTTTGTGCTTCCATCTTGGTTTTTAGTTCCCTCTAATTTTCTTAAAATTTGCCAATGTTCCAGTTCCATCATTTCAGCAATTTCAAGTGTTGTTATCGTGTTCGTATTGTTTTCAAATCCAATTTCATCTTTAGTCATAAGAGCTGTGTATGCCATATTTTCTATCTCCTAAATTTCCGAGCCTTACATTTCGCAAGGCTCAACCTTTAAATTCACGTGCGTTAGGAACATACCCTAACAGGAGTCGCACGCTATATATTTAGTAAGATTGTAATTTCCCGTGACGAAATACTGGAATAGCCCCAAATTTTCGGGGCTAAGCGGACAGGTAAGTTATATCTGCAAATTGTTCTATTCTATTTTTGCAATCCCTATAAATATCCTTGTAGTGCATACCCATTGACATATCAATTCTAATAGTCTGCAAAATAATGCTTTCCACAAGGGTTAGATTATTGAGATCTGAAACTGTGATATTGTCGCGATTTCCACCAATTACTGATTTTGCCAACTTGGTATATGTCACATACAGTTTATCTGAATGCGTACTTCCTTGTTCTTTGGCATAGTCTACAAGAAGTTTAATCACATCAGTTTCTTTCAGCCGATTTTCTTTATTAGCAATTCTTGTTTCGCCCCATAGTTTCGATTGCTTTTCAAGAATAAATCTGCGCATTGCATAAAACTGTCGAACCAACTCTTTCTTAAACTTCACAACTATTTTTGAATTTCTCAAAAGAGTTATAACAAATGTTGCTTGTTCCTCATTCAAATAATAAACTCTTTCAGGCTGCCCCCTTTTCCCCGATTTTAAATCGGAGAAATCAATATTGCCAAAGTCTAAAATATCTTTCTCATATTTTCTGATAATAGCAACAACAGATTCATGTTGGTTATTTGTTCCATCTGCAATCACTTTGCTGTTTGTAAAAACATCGTTTCCTTTGAGTTCCACCAATTCATACATACTCTTTTCCACCTTTCTTTCGCTACTGTCATTTGACAGGCAGGTTTAAATTTCATTTTTTTATTTTTCTTATGCAGTTTGAAATAAATAAAAAGACCGCCAAAGACTGAATTTCTTCAATCTCTGGCGGTCACGAATCCGCACCTATTCCTCATAGGCTTGCAGGACATCCTAATTCTTTAGGTCTTACCTGCGTGATTTTTAATTATTTTGTATTCTATACCATATGCCAAAATCTGTCAATCAAATTCCAACCTCTGCTGCATATTGGCATCGTCAATCTGTTCCTGCAAAAAATACGGCGTCTGATAGGCATTTATCACTTCCACTGCCTTGTCGCACTGGTTACGCTTGATGCTCTTGTAAGACCGAACACCAAAGTTGTATTTCAGATTGGCATACAGATTGTTGTAAACCTTTTGGCGCAATCCACGGTTGCTGTATGCGCTTGACTGTTTGCCGCCCATGATTGAAACGCCTTTCTTTCTGACAGCTTCCGTAATGCGGTCGGCTTCCACCGGAAGTATCGGCAAGTCCATCTTAAGGCTTTCCAAATCCGCCTTGATTTCGTCAACCTCTGCTTTCAGTTCCGTGTGCCCCTGTGCAAGCAATGCAATCTTCCCGTCCGTGGTTTGCGGCATCATGTATGTACCAGTCTTTCTGATGCTCGGTAAAACTTCATCAAATATCCATTTTTCCAATTTGTCAGCTTTATCTTTTATTTCTTTACTGTTACCCTGTTGACCAGCTTTAATAATCAATCGGTAAATATCTCCTTCCGGAATAAGAGGTTCTGCATATCCACCATTATTTTTAAAGCTATCCTCGACCAGGACACCCTTGCAATTATCCGAAACCGCCTTTCTTGGTCTTTTATACATAAGCATCGAAGCTATATCTACTCCAAAAAAGTATTCTTTTCCGTTTACTATAACCGTTCTCAAATCCCCTAAAATAGGATTGTTAAAAATCTGAATATCGTTCATCAGCAAATCCCCCATTTCTGTTTGAATGAAAGTATCGTGTTCAAAATGAAATGCAAAAATTTTTCGTCCTGTATGTTCTGGATTTCCGTTATCAGCTGTTCTTTCATCTCGCACCGCCTTTCTTGTCGGATGCAAGGTTACTTGTAAAAATCCAGACACATCTTAAAAAGTGTTCGCTGAGTACATTCAGATTTTTGGTAATTTCTTCAATATAAAATTCTTTCATTATCTTGCACCGCCTTTCTTTACAAGGCGGTAAATACCGTCGTGATCTATTACGTCCTCATCATTCAAATCTGCCATAAATATTACAACGCCGCGCAACAATTTTTCGTTATCACATCGGATTGCAAGCCGAGAAAGCAACGATCTGTACTGCTCAATTTGGCTCGGTAAATAAGTTCCATCCTTTTTTATGATTTCATTTCTGAAAATGTCCTTAAGAATTTCGCTGGCAATATCAACCTCATCGAATTCGTTCGGCAGTCCTAGCAAATTCATGGCTGATGTTACCACTTTGCGAAAACCAATCGGAGAAAAATTATCAATGTCCGTTTCGGTACTCCAACCACGGTTATACTTCATCCTCTCGATTTCCACAACATGATTCACTTTCTCCATCAGCGCGTCACTATTAAGTATCGTTCTTACAATTTCTTCAATGCTTCTCATAGATTTTACCTTCCTTTCGTTTGCTGTTTGACAACCATTCCAAAAAGCGGTATAATCCATGTATCAACCGCTTTTGGTGGCTGTGTTGAATAAAGCGTTTAACTTGTCTAGGGTTGGAACGCTTTATTTTTTGTTGATTTCTTCTTTCACTTTTCTAATCCCCATGTTGATAACATCCGTTCTGCTTGTTTTTAACTTATCCGCACAATATTGCAAATCCTCTGCTTCTGCTTTTGTAAGTCTCAAATCAAGCCTAACATTTTTAGGATTATCAGTAAGTTTCTGTCCTTTTTTTAATGGAGACACATAATCACTTCCTCTCTTTTTGATTGCACGTGCAATCTTTATGCCTTAATAATACATGTACGTGCAAAGAAAGTCAATACTATTTTGAAATATTTTTCAAAAAAAGAAGCGCATCACTGCGCTCCCTCTTTTATACCCGCTTTGACTTATTATTCTATTCCAAAGATAAAGTTGTGATGTTTTCTTTGCAACCAAGTCAATATTATTGACTAGGTTCTTAAACTTCTTCAGTTCTTCTCCTGTCAACAAATAATAATGTGTTTCTTCCTTGAATCTCTCTTTATTATTAGCAAAATTATTTTGAACATTATTGACATCTGTTCCATAGACTTCCGCCAGTTGTGCCGTCGTGATAACTCTCTCCCCATTCCACTCTACTGCAACAATCTGTTTATCATTCACCTTTACTACTTCCTGCATTTTTTTCCTCCTTTACTAAATCTGCTTCAATCAGACCGATTACATAGTCTTTAACGCTTTTCCGCTCATGAAAAGCCTTTTCTTTGATTTTGTAATGAAAATCATCATCTTTGATTTCTATTACCATACGTTTCATAATCTCACCTCGCTTTCATATTCAACTGAATGTATATTATCATTTTCATTTGAATATGTCAATAACATTTTTAACATTCATTTGTATATTTTTTGTATTTTATGTGATATACTCAAATTAAACAAAGGAGGTGCAGCTTATGTCTATTGGAGATAACATAAAAAAACTGCGCAAAGAAAAAAACTACACACAAAAGCAATTAGCTGAAATGTCCGGCATTGCCACAATCACGCTCCAACAATATGAATTAGGCAAACGAACTCCTCAAACAGAACAGCTTATAAAATTATCCTCTGCCTTGCAGGTAGATATAAACTCCTTATTAGAGGATTCAGACAGTCCCATGCTTAAGGCTATGAAAAGTTCTAACTCTCCTCTATATGAAGATTACAAAAAATATTTATTGTCTCACTCTGTAGAATTAGAAAACATAGATATCGAGTTTATCAACGATTTTCACAAATTAAACAGCACCGGTCAGAAACGCTTACTGGAATATTTATCTGATCTATTAAAAATTGAGGAATACAAAAAAGACACCTCTTGAGGCGTCTTTTTCTAATTGGATTATTTTGTTTTCTTATTTTCCCCTGCTGCTTTAAGTACTCTCCATTCAGGATCGTTGCTAAAGTTTTTTCTTTCTGTAATTTTTGCTAATTCTTCTTTCAACTGTTCATTTTCTCTCTCTAATTTTTCTATTTTCTTTTCATGTTCTCTCTTTTCTTTAACAAGTATGTTTTTATCTTTTTCCAACTGATCTGCATAAATAAGTGCTTTTGATTCTCTGTCATATAATTCCAAGTTTTTATCAGTTGCCTGTTCTATTCTTTTATTTATTTCCCTGATTTCCCATTTGTGATTTTTTTTATCTTGCGTCATCTTAATTTTCAATTCTTCTATCGTTTGATGTGCTTTATTCAACTTCTTTTTGCACTCATTTAGTTCTGATTCAGACTCCCTATTCTCCATCGTAATTCTCCACATATTAAATCCAAATTTATATGAAAGTGTAGCCACAATCATTACATATAATTTTATTTATTTCATATGTTTGATCTTTTCTCAAAATCTTTTCCTTTTTATTTACTAAAGTAAACGGTTTAAATGGATTTAGATTTGCAGTGTATCTTGTCTTTGTTTTTCCTGGTACAAATTTCTGCTCCGTATAATGAGAACAATTTTCGCTCCCACATCTTGGACAGTAAACCTCTTTTTTTTCTCCGAATAAAGTATATTTATATATACCATTAAATCCCGTGTTTTGAGATCTTTCAACAGAATTTCTTAAGAATAATTTTCCAACACCTGTAATCTCTGGCTCTTTTGGGCGTTCCCACCCTCTATCATTTTCGTTTTCTTGTTCGTATGATTTATAAAATTCACTTTTCCCCGCAGACATTTCATTGTTTTCGTGTTGTTTCAACGGAAATCCGCAATTGATACACATTTCTGCTTTGTCTGAAATTTCTTTTCCACATTCAGGACATTTAATCAACGCCATGTGTTACCCTCCTGCCACTTGTAATAAAATGATTCTATCACAAGTGGCGGTTTTTGTCATTAGAAACTATATGCTTCTCTGCCCGTTCTATTAAAATATTCTCTTGCGTATTTTCTAGCACTTCTTCCTATCTGGTCTTGTGTCACACCAAATTCTTTTTCGAGGATTCCTTGCAATAACTGATTTTGCTGTTTAAGTAACGCAATTTCCTGCTGTGACGTACTGTATACAGCATCACGAATACCTGTGATCTCCTGCCCCCCAGCAACTGCTGTCTTTCCTCCAACTGTTCCAAGGATTTCCGGTACGCCGTTTTCTCCTGCCATAAACATGCTGTACTGTTTTGGAAAACCTCCTGCGGCGAACGTTGGGATTTTTCCAAGGTTAATATTGCCAGCTTGAATTATTTCTTTTCCACCAATATTTACAGAATCCCATGAAAAAGACAGTTTTGAATTAAGCCACGTTGCAAAATTATTCCATACCTGCTTAATTCCTGCAACAGCATTATCAAATGCCTGCTTCAATCCGTCAGAAATGCCACTGAATGTCCATTTGTCTTTCGTAAAATACGGTGCGACATGATTTGTCCACCAAGAACCAATTCCAGATGTACTCCACCAGTTACTAAATTCGTCCCATTTTTCAGAAAGACCTTTTTTCATTCCGTCTCCCTGTTCATCCCATTTTTCTTTTGTAAACCAAGGTTTTACATGATTTTCCCACCAGTTATATATTCCTGTCTTTTGCCACCAATCGGAAAACTCATCCCATTTAGCAGATAATCCCTCTTTTATTCCATTTCCTACTTCCATCCACTTTTCTTTTGTGAACCACGGGAAAATATTCTCCTGAATGTAAGTTAAGGCTTCATTCCACTTTTCTTCTATTTTACCTTTTATTTCTCCTATTTCTGTCTGTATTGAAAGCTTTTTTTCTCCCCAATATTCCTTTACATTTTCCCACCATAAAGAAATATCATTTTGAGTAGTTGTCAATTTGTTATGAACTGGAAGTTCTACATTCAATCCCCACCATTCTTTGACATTGTCTTTGAACTCGGAAATCTTCTCTTGTAAATTTGGAAGGACGACATCTGCTCGTAAATCTACATCATCTAATCCGTTTATATTCTTCCATTCATCTATCCACGCCTTTAGATCAAAGCTGTCAGGTACATTTAATTTATTAGGCATATTATCATTGAACTCATTTAGTGCTTTTTGGAAATCATCTAATGATTTGTAATCTTCCTTTTTAGGCAGATTTTTGACAAATTCATCAACATTCATTCCATTTCCAATGCCTAATTTGTCCATCACAGTATCATGGCTCAAAACTCCACCGCCATATGCATTAATCCATTCAAATGGATTAAGAAGTTGTTTAAAACTTTCCTGAAGATATTGCAGAAAACCGCCTTTTTCATACGCTTTTTTTAAATTATTAACATCTTTTTTTATGCTATCTTTTCCAACCGTAAAAGATAACGTTGCCACTACTACAGCAAGTGAAATAGGAATTGCATAAGAGAGCAATGATTTTACCGCCGTTGAACCAAAAGCGGCTGTGAATTTCGCTCCTATTAATTTCCCAATATTCTCCTTGAGAAGTTTCCCTGTTAACAGTTTGCCTGCAAGTTTCAGAGCAAATGCTCCAAGAAGAATTTCAACTGTCTCAATATCAATGTTTGAAAGAAAATCTTTTACGCCTTTCCAAACATCAGACCACTTGATATTTTCTATCATGGTCTTAATTGTCTTGTAAACTCCCTGTACCCAGGTATTTATATCTTCTGCAAGTGCTTTAAAATCAAATGTTTTGAAGAATTTATTTATTCCCTCTGCCAGTGATTTTCCAAGGTTTGACCAGTCAAATGTCTGACCAAAGGAAAGTGTGGCATAAATCGCCGTATTCAGTGCCCCGGCGATCGTCTTTCCTACATTTCCAAACAGTCTCGGATTGATAAGACCATTAAGGAAATCTGCTAAACCTTTACCGAAGTTTCTTGCCTTGGAATAAATCTTATCCCAGTTGATAGACTCCATAGCTTTTGATAAGGCATCACTGATGTATTTTCCAAGTTGTTTCAGATTTTTAATATCACTTTCGTAATTCTTGAAAATGGTATCAGTCTTGACGAGTTTACCGCCGCTGGCTCCACCGGATGCACCGCCGCCGGAACCGCCCGAACCTTTTTTGCCAGAACCATCATTTGTGGTAATCAGTTTCAATTCATCAAACTGACGGACACCCTTATTCATCTTGTCAATGTTCTTTGCCGCCTGTCCGGTACTGTCCGCAACATCATCTGCGCTTTCTGCCGCATCTGAAAAACTATCCGCAAGACCTGCACCGGAATCCTCATATTTCCATCCGAAGATTGCGCCTAAAGCGTTTGTAACCTTTGTAACAAAGCTGATAACAACCAGTAAAACGGAATTGAGTGCTTTTACGAATGGTTTGAAAGCATTGATTAATGCTCCACCAATAACACTGCCAAGCTGTTCGAACGACTGTTTTAAAATTCTGATCTGGTTCGCCCACGAATCAGCAGTACGCGCAAAGTCTCCCTGTGCTGTCTGCGTATTGGCAAGGACGTACTGATACCGGAGCATTGTCTTTTCAGCCTGTGACATAGACTCGATATCAGAATCTAATCCCTGTTTCATCGCCCACTCTTTAAGGGTTGCCTGTGTAAGATCAAGACCGTAATCTCTTAATGGACGTGTCTGTCCGGTAAATATTGCAGCTAAATCCTGCGACACAACATCCTGATCTATGTTATACAGAGATGCCATATCAGCAGTTAATTTTGTTAAATTCAAAGACACATCAGCCATGGAATCAGACAAACCAATATAGCCATCTGTCTGTTTGTTCAAAAACTCATTGGCTTTCTTTATCAAACTGCTGTCAATTCCCATGGCTGTTCCCATTGCTTGGAATCGGCTTGCCGTCTGTTTCAATGTCAGTTCTGACATACCAAACTGACGTATAGAGTCCTGTGCAAACTCATTGACTTTTTTTGACATGTCACCAAAAGTAACATCAACAACGTTCTGAACCTCTGTTAATGCCGATGATATGTCGATTGCATTTTTTATTCCTCTGATCGCTCCGTACAGACCAAGATAAATCCCCATAGAGGATAAAATCTGTCTTGTGAATGACTTGAGTCCGATCAATGCTTTTCCTGTGGATGTCTTAAATCCAAGGAAAGAACCGGAAAGATTACTGATGCTGTTATTTAATCCAGTAATCGCACCGCCAGATCTGTTTGAAAGATTTCCAAGTGCCTGCGTCATCTGAATGATATTCGAAGATACATTTGGTGCTTTTGAGAGTGTCTCAAACAGATATTTAAGGTTGTCAGCAAGCAAAGGTATATTTGTTACTGCACGTCCGCTTGCAACGCTTCCAAGCCTTGATATGGCTGTTACAAGGTTGCTCATATTGGTCATATCAAAATTCAATGCACCTATCTTGTTCATCTGGCGTACAAAGTTTTGTAACTGCGCAGATAAAGCCGGCAGATTCTTTGTCGCCTGTGTAGATGCCTTGCCACCAATTTTTGACAGTGCCGACACCATGCTTGTGAGTCCGCTTGTATCAACAGCTTTAACACTTGCTATTCCAGATGCAAGATCTCTCACAGCAGAAGATATTCCGTGGATAGAATTTGCATCAACACCAGAAAATTTATTGAGTGCCCGCACCATTGATGTGATTTCCGAAGATTTACCACCTTTGAACCCGGTAGCTGCATCGGAAATGCTTCTGATTCCGCTTGCAATATTTGAAAGTTTTGCAGTGTCAAACGATATGCTTTCCCGGAGCCTATTCATGCTGTTTACAAGGCTTTCTATGGAATTACTTGCTTTTGCAGAGTCAGCTTTGATTTTTATTTGTAATTCATCAATGTCTGCCATATATGCACCAACTTTCTATGCAAAATAAAAAGACGGTAGGCTGTGACACCTTACCGTCCTTGATCTACTCTTTTAATTTTTCTCTTGTAACCGGTCCGCATTTCTTATCTACTGTAATTCCGACTTTTTTCTGGAATGTTCCAATACCGGTCGCCGTATCATTTCCAAGAATACCGTCCACATTACTGTTTCCCTTTTTATCTTTTTCATCCAGGCATCCGTGATAAATAAGCTCCGTCTGAAGCCATCTCACATCATCCCCTCTCATGCAAGGGAATTTTTTCTTTAAAATCCTTGCAGGTTCCGGGTATGGGTTTAAATGATCTTTTACATTTTTTCTAGGGTTTCCGCTTGTCACAATCGCTGTATGACCTTTTGTTTTTGTGACAATAACATCTCCGTTGTAAAGAACCATTCCTGCCGCATAACCTCCAATGTCATCAAACATGCCACTAGAAAGAAGTACAGATTTTTCATTTGCTGTGGTGAAATTTCCAACATCTTTTCCAGTTGCATGAATAATGCATGCACGTACCGTTGTGCCGCAATCTGCTTCTGTTTTTACTTTTGAATTAATACCATATTTGACAATTCCAAGCCGGTGTCCCTGACAGTAGCCAATATTATCATTATTGCACGCTGTAATCATTGATTCTGCCAGTTTATCCGCCATATCTTTTGTTTTTGGCCTTAACACATACCATCCTTTTTTATGAACATAAAAGTTTTGCATACTTACTTCTGTTCCGGTCTGATCTCCCGGTCTCCCACCGGTCAATTTCCCATTTTCATCATGTCTTGCAGATCCAATTCTCATATTTATACCTCCAAGTTCTTTTCTGGTTTTGGGTGGCTCAACTCATAGTTTGACTGCATAATTTTGAGCTTTGCCACAAATAGCTCTCTCTGTTTCTTAATTTCTTCTTCCGTCATTTCCGAATCATCTTTCCCTTGTTGCTCATTAATTGGTTTTTTAATATACTTTGATTTTGCTTTTCGTCCGGCAAGGCAATGTTCTACTGCCACCGATACCGCAGACAATCCGTATGTTCCAAACCACATCCACATCTCATCGTCTCTTTGCTTTTTATCTAAGTTGTAAGCATCCGCATAAGGCTGTAAATCAGTCGGACAGGACGTGTCTATGTCATGCACAGTAAATCCGTACCCCTTTGTAACTAAAAGCCAAAACGGGCGGATTTCCGTGCAATACGTTTCCCATGTAAGCTCTCTCTGTTCTTCTACTTTTTCCTCGGAGTTTTCTTCGCCGCTTCTTTCTGCTCTGCTTTGAGCAGTTTTGATAAAAAACCATTTTCAAGTAACTCTGCTAAAAGTGCATTGTAAAGTGCCTGAACATCTGCATCTTCTCCGTCAAAGTAGTCATCCAGCATGGCATATACTTTTCCAAGCTGCTGTTCCTTTTCTCCCTCATTGTCCGGATTGTATCCAAGTTCCTCTTTGTGAAACTTCTGCGCGCCTACAAGGATTAACTCTGGAAGAAATAAAAGGATTTCGTCAACCGCTTCGATATCTTCCATCTGGTCTAATTTTGCTACTTTCTTGATAATTCCGCTTTTCACGGTTGCTTCATATCCAAACTTGATCTGTAATTCTTTCTCGCCAAATTTTAATTTTGTCATTTTCTTTCCCTTTCTCCCTCTCATATAGGGAAAGGGCAGTCCGAAGACCGCCCTGTTCTTTTAAATTGTTTCTTCAAGCTCTGGCTCGGTTGTCTGGTTATCGTCAGCCGATCCAACCGAACTATTCGACTGACGTGTTATTCCCCCGGTGTAAAAGCTACAGCGGTGTCCATGCCCTTGTATTCTTCAATGGTAAGATTCATTTCAACCGTCAAAAGTTCGTTCTGACCAATCTCCGGCTGTGGAATCTGCTCTGGCGGCTGAGCCACAACAAAAAACGCGTCGGTAAATCCCGGGATAATAGTTTCAAACCACATTCTTTTCCCGCCGGAAAGCGCCTTATACGCCGTGATAAGTGCTTCCCACTCTTCCTTTGTGGCATCCGTAAGGTTTACCGTGATAGGGAAAGAGCCACCGGTATCTGCGCGACCCTTTACATATCTGGTAATAGCATCTTCTAATGCAGATGCGTCAATCTGTTCCGGCTCAATGTTGATACCGCCGATTGCGTTAATTCTTGTAAGCTGTTTAAACGATGTAGGCTTTGTTCCGGCTGTGGTTTCTGTTCCATAGCCAAACGTAATGCCTAACGTAGACAATCCTGCTTCTGCCATTTTTACCTCTCTTTCTACCGCCAAATAATGCGGTTATCGGGCGCATCTTTTTGCACCCGGTGCATAAAAAATAGAGCCTTTCGGCTCTTTTACATCAATCTGTCGTTGGCTCCGATTATCCGCCGGAACCTTGCAACGCTTCTAAATTTTTTCTCACTGTCATTTTTAAACTCCGGCATTGCTGTGATTTGAAATCGCATCTGTTTAAAGGCATCAGCTAAAATAGCCATAATCCCTTTTGCATCGCTCTGCTTTGTGTTTGTAATGACGTCAACCTGTATTGTTTCCTGCACCGCATTTACGGATGTGCCCTCTAAATCTGCCCCACGTTCAAGCCCCGGCATCTCGTGAATGTAAATGGTCGGGAAAACAGGGTCTTTATCAAGGTTCTTTTCAACCGTTGTAAATGCAGTGTCAAAATTCATGCTTTTGTATTTTTTCTTGAGTTTTGGTTTGGCTATCGTTGCAACATTGGAGAAAATGTTTATTTCAAGGTCAAATACCCACTGGTTGTCTGCCATTATCCAAACACCTCCTTCGCTGTCTGTGTAACAATCTGCCGCAACTCATTCGCGGTCAGATACATGAATGGTCGGCTTGGCATTCCCTCTGTAAACCACCAATCGCCATTGTCGTCCTGATAAAACCATCCATATCTTTCATCTGAAATCTGATGTATAGTTTTTCCACTTGCATACTGCCACGAAACGCCATCCGGCAGTTTCCCTGGATAAGGATTTTGCTGTCCTACGGTTCCTGTTCCAAATTCAACAAACATTGCATGGTCCGTCCCGGCAACTACCGCCCATATCCCGCCTCCTTTGGTACTTCCCTTGTATTCTGAATGAATACTGGAAATCAATTCTGATGTGAATATTGCGTCAAGGTCAGCAATTTGTACTCTGGCAATCTCTACGCCCTTTTCCGCGAGTTTTTCTGCCAATAGCTGGCATTTATATGTCAAGCTGTTTTTATAGGCTCTAAGCTCTCGTATGGCGTTCTGAATAGACTTTTCAGACAGGCTCATTGTGATTACTTTCTTTCCCATGCCGCACCTACTTCACATTTTTTTGCAATAAGAACAAATCAACCGTCAATCCCTCGTCTGCGACACCTTTTACGATGTAATCAGCCGAATTTTCGTCAACGATTGTATTCTCTTCATCTTTGTACTTTACGTCTGATCGTTTCCATACCAAAGATCCGACGCTCAATGGAAGCTTTCCTTTGTCTTCTACGATCTGAACAAAATTTGTAGAGTTATCTACGCCAAATTCTTTTATAAGTGCTTCGCTCAACTTATTGCTGATTGAAGAATAAAAAACCACAGGCTTTTCATAACCTGTGGTATACTCTCCGGTTGTCTTCGGTATCTTGTTCCCGTCATCATCAAGGTAATAAATTACATTACCATCAGAATCCGTGTACGAAGAATATTCGATGTTACCATCATCATCCGTCACATATACCGGCACCTTGCCGCTTTGCTGCGAATAACTCATTTTTTGCTTATTGATCTCAAGCATTTCACTTCACATCCTTGCCGAACCGTTTCCACAGCTCAGAAAGCTTTTCCCATCCATACATTGCGACAAACGCAACAATAAATCCTGCAATAATAGCTGCCAAGATCATATACCATAAAATTGATGTCTGGATGTACTGCATGTATGCCACAAACGCAGCGACCGTGATTCCGATAGAAAGAACAAATACCAAGATGTCCGTCGGAACCTTAGAAAATACGCCTACACCTTTGATTACCTGTGTTACCACAGACACAACAAATGCCAGCGTACCAATAATCGCCAGAATAATTGTCATGTTAGCAATTACCGACTGTATAATATCCATGATTAAACCTCCTTTTCATCATTAAGACGGGTTTCTATTCCGTCAATTCTGTGATGAGCCGATTTCACACTTTCCTCCACCTTTATGATCCTGTTGTCATGAGAATTGATTTCTTTTCGCATCTCTGAAACTTCATTTTTGATCTCGGTCGTGTTGTTTGAAATGGCATCCAACTTCATGTTAATGCGTGTGTTCTCCCTCACGCGTTCTTCAAGATCCGTGTTGTCTGTCCTTTTGTTGCTCTTCAAGCCCATAAAGACGGAAAAACCAAGCGACAGCACGCTTATAATGATTGCTGTTGATATTTCAATCGTCAAATCATATACCGCCTTTCATTTTTATGGCACACCGCCCACCACCGCTCAATGTGTGCCGCCTGCTACGTTTTGCCGACGTCGGCAAAACGTAACGCACAATCTTCTAACCAGATGGAATCCCATACGGTTATAATGCTTTTACAAACGGAAATACTCCAACAAACAAGCTTTCCCTGTCTTTCCAGCTACGGCTTACGCCGTTTTCTGAATAACTTGCCATATAGGCTTCTCCTGCCTGTGAATGGTCGTACAAGGCTAAATTGACGATTACATCCTCAAACTGTTTCAAGTCTTCGGATATTTTTTCATCCGTGTAGCTTTCCGGGTAATTCCGCTTGCTTACCACTTCATTTCTTGCCTGCTTGATAAGCTGTTCGATGTAAGGATTATCTTCTTTCTGGTCGAACACGACAACATCAGAAGTAACACCATCTTCATCCGTAACGGTTTCAATATGAAATTGTTTCAGTCTGATTTTGACCTGCTCTAATGTTGTATATTCGTCCATTCTTCCCTACCTATAATCCGAACTGCTCGATCAAAATGCGTTTCAGTTCCGCTCCACTGATTTCTTCTGCACCCTCGATCCCATGTTCAGCGGCAAGTGCCTGTAAATCAGCAGTGCTCATTCTGTTAATCTCTGTCTTGGTGTACCCTCCGGAAGATTTCTCTCCCAGAACAATGTCCGGGATTTCATCTCCTGCTTTGTACCATTTTCCATTGCGCTTTACCGTGTATTCAGCAATCATACCGCACCTCCTACGCAACTTTCATGACAACAACGCTGTCCATGCCCTCAAAAGTAGGCAATCCGATCATTGACACAACGCAATGAGTGTTGATCGGATGATTTGTTGCGTATGTATACACCGAAATACCGGTTTCTACAATAGAAAGGTTTCCGTCTGTTAAACTTCCGCTTCTCTCTTCCGGTGTCTTTCCAAAGACATAATCTCCAAGGTACACGCCGGATGCCTGCGCTGAAATAACTCCTGTAGGAATAAAATATTTGGTGGCACCGTCTGCCGGGTCGATGTAAAGTTTGTCGTAAACTTCAATCCCGATGCCGTATCCTCTAAGATACTCTGTAACCTGCCCCTGCTGTAAACGAATACCTCCATTGTAAGCAGTAATTCCAAGCACCTGTTTCTTTGTGTCTTCTGCCTTAAGAACCATCTCCCACGTTTCTGTATTCATGCTAAAACGTGCAAGGGAATATCCGGTTTTCTTTGCAAACTCACGTTTAATCTCGATAAGGTCATCAAGTGGCGTTGCTGTTTCTGGTGCAGACCATTTATCAGTATCGCTTCCGGAAATATCCTTGTAATGATCTCTCTTGTGCGCCACTCCATTGTCCGAAGTATAATCAACATAGAAGCTCTTGCCACCAATTGTTACCTGTACTCTTGGAATACCATCAGATGGTGCTAATAACTGCCAAATCTGGCGTTCCGGCACTACTCTTGCGCCCTCAATCAGCATCATCGGTTTTTTGCTGATTTCTCTAAGCACCTGGTTTGCCATGTTGGAATTTTCTGCCGACTGGTAATTTGCATACTCCTGCTCTTCACGCTCTGTTACCATGTAAGATTCACGGTAGAAAGGCATCTCGTTCTGAATATCCGAAAATCCACCGACATCTCTTAACTCTGCCTGCGCATCAAAATTGGATGCCTTTAAGGATACCGGAAGACCGTTTTTCCCTTTGATAAATCTAAGTTCAAGGCTGTCCTGTTTTCTGGTTCCAAATTTCTGTCTACCTAAGTAAGGTGCAGAACCAAGCGTTTTTTCATAATTATTCCACATAACCACAAGACTTCTTGCGGTAAATGCTTCTGCTAATGGTAATGCCATTCTCTAATACCTCCATTTTTTAATCAAAAAAAGTAACACGCGGTGTTGCTGCTTTTGCAGTTGCTTCCACGGTCACTCCGTTCGCTGTTACCTTTGCGCTGTCAATAGAACCCTGATATACATAAGTTCCAGGCGCATCTCCCATTGTTACGTCAACATCTTCCAGAAGATACCCTTTGCAAGATTCGTCATTGCTTGGGAACGGTGTCCCTGCCTTTGCAATCTTCTTTCCGTTTGCATCGGCACTTGACACCATTGTCTGCGGAACGATACACGCCGCACCCTCATAAGGAAAGAATTTTAAAATTCCTTTACTCTGTGTAAAGTCTCTTTCAATCGGTTTTCCCATAATTTACCTCCTATAAAACATAATGGTCTTTGGCTTCTGCACTTTCTGCAGGTTTGCCAAAACTGATTTTTTCTGCGTTCTCTACGTCCGCAGTTTTTTTATTTTCTCCACCTGCAGTACCGCCGCCCGGATTTTCAGAATTATTTGCAATCTCCTGTTCCTTTGCCTGCGCTGCCGCGGTTTCCTTTTCGGCTGTAATCTTTCCAAGAGCGTCATAATCAAGGCTTCCATTATCCTTGACAACGGATTTTGCCTGCTCTGCATTGATTTTTAACTTTTCCATCAATGCTTCGCGCTGATCTCTGATGGCGTTTTTTTTCTGCATATCTGCGATCTGCTGATTTGCTGTCTCTAACGCCTTGTTTGCTTTTTCAAGTTCCGTGAGGTTTCCTGCTTCCATTTCATCCAGCTTTTTCTGCAACTCATCTGCGCTGTCTGCCTTTGCCTTAAGCTCTGCTGCTTTTGCCTGTTCTCTCTGTACGGCACTGCCGTAATCAGCAATGATTTTTTCAACATTTTCCTCACTGATACCCATTGCAATTAACTCTTCTCTTTTCATTGATTACCTCCGATATGTCTTTACGAATTTTTGCGGTGCAACGACACCGAATGACACTGTTGATTTTTACGCTCACAACTTTGCGAATTTTTATAAAATAAAAACAGCCACCGATTACTCGGTAGCTGTCTTATTTTGCTGTTTATTTAATTGGTTTACAATTTCCTGTGCTTTTTGTTCCTGCTCTTCTGCATTATCAATTGTTTTCCACAACGCATCTATATATGGCTTAGACAAGAGGAATGTCTTTTCAGCATCTCCCCAAAGCCCCACCGTTTTAATGGCAATAAGAGGATGTATGCCGCACTCTAAAAGCTGATATAGTGTTTGCGACTTTGTATACATATTGTCTTGCGGGCTATGATTGATTTGCACATCAAAATCCCTCATTGACAATTTCAAATCATTGTCCTTAACGCGTATTACATTTAAGACAACTTTTGCAAGTCTCTTCTCTGCCGATTTCACAATTGGGTCTTTTAATTTTGCTCTTGTCTTTGAAAAATCCCATCCAGCCCTTAATGATACTGCTCCTTGTGTATCTCCTCCAGAGTTTTGGGACTCTCTGTTTGGTATTGCTAATATTGCCAAGGCATTGTCCCACAAATCATCTTTTGCCACCTGACACTGGCTCTGATTTAGTTCCTGCGTCATAATCTCAACATCGGCTTTGTTATCCTTGTTATTGGACTTTACCGTCAAAGCATGGCTCATTTTCATCTCTTCAAACGTTTTTTTGTCGATTTCACAGTTCACAAACTTAACCCAGTACTGAACAAACTGCTCAATTCCATCCATTCTGTTTGACTGCATATTGTTTATGGCATCCAAAATACCTATGACAAGCTCAATATCAGAAATTCTCTCATGATTATTTGGAAACTCAACAATAGGTATACTTCCAAATGCATGCAATTTCCATTCAGAAACTACTCCGTTTTGAAGTTTACATGAATAGTTGTCCGTATAGCACAGTTTGTACCATCTTCCATCTTCGTCTTTAAGCTCCTGCACCGCAACCACCGGTTCTTCCGTGCTCCGATTATAAATAACACACGTATTCATTGGAGTAGGCGCAACAATTTGAAATGGTATTTCTCCATTTGCAAATCTTACCGCCTTAAAAGATGTTCCGGTTGCTGACTGCCACTCTCCTGCTTTAATGTCTTTTTCCTGTTTATTCGCATCCACAAGATAGTCATTCAGCGCATCCACTGCCCGATTAATTTCATCATCATCTTTTCGACTGATAAACTGTATTGGCTCGCCATATGTCTGTCCTACTTTGAACTGAACAATCTCATACGCATGATTTTCTACTATTTTGTTTGTAATATCAGCATTTTGTACCTTTAATCGGTATAAAATCGGCTGATCTCCTTTGTAATACCGCCATAGGTATTCTATGATGGTTTTGTTGTAATAATAATTTCCGATGCAGTCTCCAACCACCTTGACAATATTGTCTTTTGTGATAGTTTCAACATCAGTATATAAAATTTTTCGCCCATAACATCCCTTAACAAGGTCTTGGAGAGATTTATTATTCATAATTGGCTCCTAAATAAACGTCATCCCACTGGATGTTGACCGGATTGTAAGAGATTTTAATTTCGTCTTTCCATTCTCCGGATAAAAAACAACTTTCTTGTGGCATTTCCTACATTCCACAGAAATGTTCATTGTTGAACGCCCATCGTGTGTGGCAACTTTTCTTCCGCAACGCGGGCAATATATTGTTTTTGGTGTATATACCATAAAATCCTCTTTTCTTTTCAAAAGAAAAAGCACCGGAGATTTCTCTTCGATGCTCTTTCAATGGGGGATGGTAAAGTGTTCAACTATTTGTTGACTTCTTCGATTATAACTATATCAGAAAAAAACCGGACATATCGGACAACTTTACTCTTTCATAAATCTATCGAACGCTTTTCTCACGCTGTCTTCTGTGTTATTGCCTCCTATTTGGTCGGCAACCTTATTCCAAGATTGATTTTCTAAAAATCTAAGGTTAATTATTCTTCTAATTCTGCTATCTTTTATATTTGCAATAAACTCTTCTACTTCATTTGTTTTTTCAAGAAGTTCGTTTTCCAAAATTTCGAGGGTGGTTTTTCTGGAATATAACAAGGTTTTTTTGTGCCTATATTCTGGCAATGGTATTCCTTCTATTTTAAAATGTTGGTTTCCACCATTTCCGCCAGAAACGCTATCAATAACCGTTCCTTCCTGTTCAATTTTTTCTATGTATTTTTCAAGCTTTTCAATTTTATTCCTTACTTCTTTTACTTCTTCTCTTAAATCTAAGTATTGATTTAAAATATCTTTGTTTACCATATCAATACCTCCTAAACGGATTCACTGCTGCTTCTACTTTTGCTACATTCCTTCCATTTGTCACTCTAAGCGCAAAGTTTGAAAATACATCCGGCACATCATCCAACTGCTTTTTACCGGATACTGAATATCTCTTAAGAAGAGACATCATTACTCCGTATGGCTCATTCGGCTTATATGATGATGGGTCTTTAAATATAACGTGCTGCAATATCCAGTTTGAGCACTGAAAAATCCTTGCTTCCTTATTTGTCTCCGTCGGTGTATCTGTGATATTGCATATCCATCCTTTGGCTTCCACTCGCTTGTTTACTTCCATTGCGACACGGTCCCCTCCGGCATTTCTCTCAAATTCACATTCCTGAACTTTGTTGTTTGTCAAAACATTTGCTGCATTTTCATACTGAACCTCATAATCTGCCGTGTTATCGCAAACACAATCCACGCAGTAGTAATCTTCTCCGTATTTTTGCAATACAGGCAGAACAAAATAGTCTGTTCCCTTTCCCTTTGTATCGCACTGGCCGGTTACAATCTCCGGCTCTCCATGCGGCAAATTAAGATACCGACGTATTTTATCTTCCGGAAACAGCAATCCCTCACGCTCAATCGGTTCCTGTTTGTAAAGGCATCTATATGATATGTCGTCCATCAATAATTGCTGGTCTTCAAAAAATTCTTTTGTAAAACCGGAGAACTCATATTCAAAGTTGCTTTCTCCTGTAACTGGGTCTACATCCGGTACCGCAATAACCTTTACTCTCGGATTACCCTCGTACATATTTTGTATGCGCCCTATGACGTCGTGTACGCTCCATCTTGTGGCAATATGTATTTCCTTGCAGTTCTTACCGTCCGTGTCCTGTATCTTTCTCTGTCTGGCATCTACAGCGTATTTATCCCACAATTTATCAAGGATAATGGGATTCATTGCTTCTTCAATACCGCCGATCATATCGTCAACCAGTAAAAACTTAGAAGCCCTTACTTTACCGGCATTCTTACTACCAACAGACGTACATTGTACGGATGGAAACGATTTGTACTTCCCGACATTAAACTGCTCCATTTTCGCATTTGTGCTTGTCACGGAAAGATTTGGGAAAATTTCATTCCATGTATATTCTTCTTCGTTTGTAACGATATCGTACACACCGTCATAGTACATTCTGGTAATATCACCGCTGTGTGAATAAAAGAGGCTGAAATCTCTCGGAAACCATCCGGCAACAAGAGCGTGAAACATTTTTTCAACCGTTGTTTTTCCTGCACCCGGGACAAGTGATACGCACAGGATGTCATATCTATCATCAATCATGCCTTGCAGCGCATCTATGAGTCCGATTTTTAAGAATTGCTTTCTTCTTGGCATGTAAAACCGCTCTTTAGGCTCTCTCTTCTTCTCCAAATACTGGAAAGCACTATCCACAACTTTGTTTTGCGCTTCTAAAAGCAAAATTCCGTAGTATTTGTCCAGAATTTCATAAGATACCTTGTTTTGGAATGAATATTTCTCTAAATCCCATGGTGTGCCACCTGTAGATTGAAATATAAACTGCTCCGTCAGTTCTTTCGCTCTGGCAGAAACCTTTAATCCATACTCAACATCCTTTTCCGTCAGAATGGCTACCCATGCCGCTTCTTCCATGGCATCTATTACCTGTTCATCAACGCCATGCACCTGTATGTAATTTTCATATCCATTTACTGTGGAAATTAGGCTTGAACTTGCCAAAAGAAAAGCACCTCCGCAAAAGCAGAAGTGCCTTGACCTCTGCCTATAACTGTTTTAGGGTAGCGACTAACTCCATTTGTTAGCCGGTAATATTATTTTATTTTCTTATTATTGGTTCTTGCTGATATTGACAAGTCCACTCTGAAATATCGTTGTTGTCGATATTTTGTTTTGCTTTTTCTATTTTCTTTGAGAATTTACAATGCCACAACGCATAATTAAGCCTTGATTGCGAATAGTAAATGCAACATCTGTCTTTCAAATACTTTTTCATCTTCGGATAGTAAAACCACGATTTTATAAAATCAATAATCATTTCCATTCTCACACAACACCTTCCTGCTTGCTTATCGTCAGCTTCTCTTATTTCATCCATAAATTTCTCCTTATCTACGCATAAAACCTTTTCAGCCACTTCGACACATTCTTTTCTCTTTTCGTCATTAGTGCATTCTCTGTCTGTGTTATATCGGCAAAAGGTCAGGTTGCATTTTTTATTATTAGGTTCGATAGGCTCTTGTTTATAAAAACATTCATAAAGTTTTTGCCTGTCTGCCTCGTTATTTGCCACAATAACAAGTTCATCTTCTAAATTGGAACAATCTATAGGCTCGCCGTTTCTACCGCCTATTTCGCGCGATTGTGCTTCTCTAAGTGCTTCACGCTCTATTGATTCAATTACTTCTGCCATGCTCATTCTTCAATACTCCTATCAAATCATGCATTTGAATCAGTAGTTTTTAAATATTCAACGAACTGTGCCCAAGCCTGTTCGCATGTTAAATCGCCAACAGGATTTTGAACATAGTATTCTTGGAAATATTCCCTGGCCTTTTCTTTTTCATCTTCGGAATATGAATCCCATTTAGAAACTCCAGATTTCTTTTTGAAAAATTCACATTCATGTTCACTGTCAGCAAATCCAGCACCAGGAATCCATTTTCCCGGATGGTTGCACATTTCAGCCATCCCTACAACTTCGTTTCTATCAAATCCAAGGTAAGCACAATCATAACACGTCATTCTTCCGCCAACTTTCTGCCGCACATCGGACAAAATTCAATTTCCATTGCTATCGCTACGTTCATTCCATTGCTACAACATTTAGCATACTGTGGACATTTATCAATATGGCATTGAATAACATTTATATAGCCCAATTTTTTGATTTTAAATTCTCCATATGCAGTTTTATATGATTCTTTCCCATTACAAAAATCACACATTTTCAACACCTATCCCTGCATCTGTGATAAATAACTTTTCCTCTTACATTCGCTTCATATGCTCTTCCAAGTGACCGAACAAACAGATATTTCTTTTTCTCACAATCCATATAATCCAAGGAATTCATATATGGCTCCAATTCGTTTGAAAGCTGTTCCACAAAATCCTTGATATGCTTGAATGCCTTAATTGCCTGTTCTTGTATAAACAAAACTATTGCTTTCCATGTATCAATTACTTTTACGGCATACTCAAGAATCATTTCTCCTAATTTTCGATACCATAATTTGAACTCGACAACCATATATCCTTGCAATTCAATAACTTTTTTCTGATCTTCTGACACATTAAGATCCATACTCACACCTCAACACCATCGCATTTTTCATAAGAACCAAGACCTTTAATGTAATGGCTTCTCGTATCTTCAAAGTTTCTGCAATCTACGACTTTCCCCTCGTCAATACACTCTTGTAAGTATTCGCATTTATCGCATTTCGTATCTTTCTCTATTCGTGGTGCAGTAGCTACTTTTTGCTTTTTCCCGAACATTCTCTTAAATTTTTTTAAAAATCTCATGCTTCCACCTCATTTTCATGTGAATTATTCAATAATTTCGTATATTTCTCCTTCACATTCCTTTGGAGCCATCGTTCCCCATCCATTCTTTTTTTTTAACTCATAATGATTTTCATGCTCTGTAACTTCAAGCACATCGCCTTTATTAATCACCATCTTATATCCATGTTTTTTGTCATTTATTTCTACATCCTCTAAAAATCTTGCTTTCATACTTACACCTCATTTTTGCATAAAAAAATACCAACCATCGAATAGCGGCACAAGGAATCGAACCTTGTCATACCAAACCATGCCAACCGCTTTCAAATCTGCAATTTCTATTCACGGAAGGGTTTTATGTTACCAATGATACCGCTTACCATCCATACATCTTCCATCGACCTGAACTATTGCAGTAGTGCCAGACTAAGTGAAGATAAGGAATTGATGTGGCGTGGATTTGCACCACGCAGGAGTGTACAATCTGGTCATCTATGTTGTCGGTTTCAACCAATTCTCTACGACAATTCCGTTTACCTATTCCGTCACACATCAACACCCAATTTTGTTCGGGCAAACGCAGTGTGTAGGATTCGAACCTACAAGGCGAATAAACGCCCGACCGGATAGCAACCGGCTCCAATTCCATTATGGGAACACTGCATCTTGATGGTGCGATTTCTTAAACAACCCATCCATTACAACTGTCTACCACGCACCTGCCAAACAGTGTTTTTAGGGAGTTGAGTGAAATAGGGAAGAGAGGAATCGAACCTCTATTGTTTACCACTTGGAAACTGATTTACAGTCAGCCGCAACACCGCCAATCGTTGCCGCTTCCCCAAAACCGCCCTCAGACGGTTAGCAATCATATTTTTCGTGCCATGCGTTGCACTATCCTGTGTGATATCACAGAAAATAGGCTGGTGAGGATTTGCACCTCACATAACAACGACTTTCCACAACGGGTAACACCCTTAACAGGTTCCTTCATTGCCTTGTTGATTCAATGACTTGTTCCTAACCAAAGCGTGGTTGTCTTATGCTTAAGCGTCTACCTTTTCCGCCACAGCCTAATTGTATTTTTGACAGCTCAGGCACCGTGGGATAGGCACCCGAACTATCAATAGGAATCCGCCTGTATTGCTCGTCAGCAAATTACGGGACAACCATCATCCAACACCAAGCGGTCTTCCGCCTTGCCGTACTTCGCGGCAAACGCCACCGGACGGTCTCGCACCGTCCTTAACAGAAACGTCCTAGTGGCGAAAGGATGTGTCATGAAAAACACCAAGAAGGAGAATTTACGGAATGGATCGTTAAACCCATTCCTCCATCGGAACGGCAGGAATTGAACCTGCGACCGCTCGGATATAAGCCGAGTGCTCTGCCAACTGAACTACGTTCCGCTACGGCATATTAAAATGCCGCAATGTAGGATTTTTATCTTGTAAGCAACTCTTACAAGTTGCCAGTAATTTAAAATTTTGTTTAGCTATACTGGATGCTCCGATTTCTCACTCTGGTGCTCTGCGTCGCTATCCAGATTGAGTAAATCTCCGGTGCTGTCCGGTTCCTTTGATTTTGTTATATGTATTCTTTCCTCTGCACAAATGATAGGCAGCTGAAAGCAAATACCAAATATTGGACTATAAAACATTCTGTTACCTCCACATCAGAAACATGTTCAGCAACAGTAACATCACAAGTACCCATAATGCAATTGCTGTTTCTTTGTCTTTGGATTCTCTGCCAGATACAAATAGTATCAGCATAAAAATAACATCCAGCGTCGATATAATCGTTTTAATAATTACCATGGTTGTTTTCCTCTCACAAGTTTCTTTAGCAGGATTCGAACCTGCGAATACTGGAATCAAAATCCAGTGCCTTACCGCTTGGCGATAGCGCTATATTAACACTACTTTTCCGGCATGTAATAGACCATGTTATCAAATACAGTTATTCCCATACAAGGATCATTCATCTCAACGCATCTGATCGATATGTTTTCAGATACTGCAAACATTTCGGCCACCTGTTGTTTATCCATGTTTGTGCTAATAACTTGAAAAGCCGAAAATGCCTTGTGCATATCAGAGAATACTTCTTTTTCTCTACCTAAATTTGCATACGTCCCAATGGTAAACGTTTTTCCATCAACCATAGCAGTTATCATTCCATGATTTGCTGTGAATACCGCTCGGTCAAAATCAAGCGAAACGTCTTTGCTTTGTGATACTACTCTCATACTTTTCCATCCAATCTCTTTTTGTTTTTGAGGATATTTAAAGGACTTAGTAGTGCTGATTTTCTCAACCTATCAAACCCCCTCCCCCTCCATGCAGAATCATGCTTTGAACATTGATAAATTGTTTGAATTGTTCGTTCAATTCCATTCGTATTTTACAACTATTCGCAAAACCCTTGTTTTGTGTAATGTATCAACGATTTAATGCGCCTTAAGACCATTAAACACTGGGATTTAAATTGTTTGAATTGTCTATTGCGTTTTTCTCGCTTTTTTCAACCAGAATTGTCGGAGTTGTTCGGCAATCCTATACAATTATTAGCCCCAAGATGTGGCAGTTCTTCGGCTGTCAACGCTCTTGCTCTGGATCCCTGATCTCTAACGCCCGGCATATTGAAACCGCAATACTTGTTGAGTGATGGCATGTAGCACATTGGGTTGTTCTTCCCAGAAGTCTGTAAACCTACAAGACTTTCCTCTCTCATTTGGTCAATCTTTTTGCAAATGTCGGAACCTGATGAGCCTAGCTGCACGCCATTGACCCATCCATTTAATGTATCTCTATGTATTCCGGTAAAGAATGTAAACCCAGCAATATTCACTACTTTCTCGTAGTCATTGCACAGGTCTATATATATATCTAATACCTCGTTAACCTTATCTGTATCATAGGCATTATTTATATTATTATCATCCTTTAAGTACTTTGGATTAACTTTAAATACATTCTCATAGATATATTTACAACAGTTATACCATCTGTTCTGTGACACTTTACACATATCCTCTACATGTCTCTCTTCCATCCAGAGATTTATATACATGTCAATGTCATCTTTAAAAACATCAACTGTATTATTTACTTCCTGCATTTTAACTGCTGACATGTTATATATCTCCTCTCTCCAGTACTGGAATACTTAAAATAAAAAATGCAACTGATACAGTCAGATCATATTTATCTCGACTATACCGGCTGCATGAAGTCCGTTTCTTTCGGGACCTCGACGGCTGCCGCCGCCCGTTGCCCGAATGCGTTTTTAATTTAATTAAACAATATCATTCTATCATTTTCTTGTCAAGGTATATTTTAAAATTAAATTTTAAGCCCGTATATTATATATATTATTTATATAAATATACTGCCTTATTTATAATATATATTTTTAATATTACGAGAGAGAATATACTCTTTCTCTAACTCTAGTGTCTATATCTACGTTGCAAAAATGTTGCAATTTGTTGCAAGAGTGTTGCATTGCAACAAAACTGGTACAATTCTATCATTTTTGTCCTGTCCGTAATAAAATCATCATTCTTGAAATTTTATGAAATTCTTACAAAGATTTTCTACGTTTTGCACAAAAAAGGCGTCTATATTTCAAGCCGTCAAAATTTTTTAACCAACGCCGCCAGTTAGACGTGACGTGATATAAAAACATTCATTGCCGCATGAACAGGCGCACCGCCATAATGTGCGCCCGTTCTTGTCCTTACCGGCTTTTTCAACAACCTTAAGACGCCCGGTTTCAAACCCTTTCAAATCAACCTTTTTCATTTTTTTATCTCTCATTTTCAAGACGTGACGCAATGTATCCCAGCACTTCTTTCTTTATCTCCGCCCACTCTTTACCGTCGATATAAATATACTTATCGCAGCTCTCCCCGGAACCCGTCGGGGAATGATCTGAAATTCTCAGATCGAAGCTGTCAAGATAATCGCCGTTTTCGTTCTGTATCTCGACGTTGATATAATTACTCATGCCGTAACATCTGGATGATTCATGATAACATGAGACGTTTTTAAACTTTCTTTCAATCTGTCCCGGCAATGCCTCACATCTTTTTTCAAGGTATGATCTGCATGTCTGGTATCTGTTTTTTAACGTATCAGTGTCAAATCTCATATCCGTTCCCTCCTGTGTACTGGTTCATTGCCTTTCGACAATATTATAATAACATTAAAATATAATTTTATCAACACTAATTTTAGTGTTTTAAAAAAATCTTATTTTTTCTTCATCAGTCGGAACGATTTCCAATACATCCGACGGCTGACATCTTAAAATAATGCAGATCGTGTTAAGCGTGTCTGTAGTGATTCCCTTCCCTTTTCTCAAATTCTGCATAGTCGCTTCACTCATTATCTTCTCTTTTCTCATCCGAGTAGAAGTGTATCCGTGTTTTGAAAGTTCTTTTAATACATCTATTTTATAATTAAACATTTTTTCACCTCACATTTTTTATTTACTACATTATATATAGAATCACTCTAAAAATCAACATGAAAATATTTTACAAGAACACTCTTTTTAGTGTTGACACGCACTAATATTAGTGTTATTATAATCTCAACAGGAAAACAAAGAACGGAGGACATGAACATGAGTAAAATAATTAATTTCCCAGTAAAAAAACAGAACTCAAACGGCTATTACAATCTCGTAGCACTTTTCAAGATCTGTGATAACGTTGAAAGCTGTAATTTCTATCTGGATGCCGCAGAACATCTTTTTGAAAATGACCACATTACAGAAAAAGAGCTTTTCACTCTCCGCCGGATCGGCAGAAGAAAAAGAATTGAACTTGCGACACCAGTACAGGGAACACCGGCGGCAGTTGAACCGGGCACTTACCTTTACACCCCAGAAATGGGACAGCAAAAACCTTCCGAATGCGAAATAGCCGCAGGACGTTGTTATTACGGCGGTCACTACTGGTTAAAAACTCGTCTGGAATTAAAAGGACGAGGGATCGTAAAAAATGAAACCTCACCAGACGGATTTATAAATTACACCGTCACAGATCGGGCGTTTGAGAAATTAAAAAAAGAATACAGAATTTCATATGAATGTAGTTTAGATTAGGAAACGAGGAACACAAAGTGAAAACATACAGCATTAAGATCACAGGCAGTAAATACAATGATGATTATTTCTTCTTTGTTCCAAAAGATGGAGAAATTGAAGAAGAAGTTGCGACGATCATGGAAGAAATGAAAGCCGGTAGCATTTCGAAATTTACAGTTGAGGAAGTGGAAGATACCTGTAAAAAAACAGTTCCATGTTGTGGATGTGTTGGCATGAAAATTTGCATGAAAAAGAAAAATTAAAATTAAGTCGAAACCGCCGCGCGGCGGTCTGCAGGAACTGCCCCACCTACACCGATGAGACAGGGCACAACATGAAAGGATGGTTAATCTTATGAAATATTACAGAGCAGAGATCGAAGACGATAATTTCGAAATGATTTTAGCCGATAGCGAAGAGGATGCTATCAATCAGTATTTTGAGTTAGGAAAAAAACACGATTTATTTAATCTGATAGAGCTTAATGATGATTATAATGAGGTTCGCACAATTTTATAAATTAGGCAAGCGGCGGCGTTTTCCGGGGTTCGATTCCCCGGCTTGCCTTTACCCGGAAGGGAATTTTATTTTTTAGGAGGATTTACAAATGACTTATCCGAACGGAGCACAGACAGTTTTTCAAATCACATGCTTGGGAAGTTTTCAAAACGCTTCCAGAGTGGGAGCAAAATGCTGCGGAAATAGAGGAATTTTAAGCTTGGATCATACCGGCTTTTTCCAGTGACCGGATATATTGCAGATTGACAAACTGCGTTTCCAGTTATATAATGCGCTTAAGTGAACGCGTATAAACCATTTTAAGACTTTTATAGGACGATGCCATACTTTTTATACTCACGGTATAAAGCCGCCTGTAAATCGTTTTTACGACGTTGTAAACCTGTAAATGCAGTGTTTATCGTGCTGCGTTGACATCCGGCAGCATGTCAGACAGTGCCGGTCTGCTGATCGCGACGATGCGCACTATCCCTGCATCATCCAAAGACTACCAGCAGACATCCGGTTCACGGCTGGAGACATCACCGGCAGACCGCCGGGGTGTGAAAATTCTGATTTCTGATCTCAAAATCGAGCCATTTTCCAAGAAGAAAAAATTCAAAAGTTGAAAAATGAGATTCCAACTGTGAAAAGACAATATGCACAGTAAATTATTATGCGTCATTTCGCAACTTGTGAAATTTGACTAATTCGCTCTCTTCTCTTTCTCTGGCTCTCGGTCTGTTTCTGCTTTTTCTGCGATTTCGTTGTTCTTGTTCCCATAAAATTCCTCATTTACTTTCTGGTTGCGTGATTTGTAATTTACAATCTTTACATCTGCGTTCAATTCATCCGGTATCTTCCCGACGATCAACACTGTATGTGGCTGCAACATGTCGATCATAACTTTGAATCCCTCGCAAAACTCTATCCGTGCCGCCTTTGCCCGCACTCTTCCATTTGTGCATACAGCGATCACACCGCCTTTACTGTACCCGGCAAAGCAAAGATCATAATTGTCTTTGTCCGGGATGCCTACGGACGGTATAACACGGATCCCGTTCAGCAGCATATAATGTGCAAGCGCATGGTTCCGGTACACGTTATATAGATTCAAAGCAAACGGCATACCACAATCGCCTGTAGCAATACTAAAATCCGGCATACAGACCGAATGGAAACACTTCAAGTGTTCCATGTATTTATCCGGGTTATTCCACAGTCTTTGAAACTTTGAATCGTCAATATAAAAATTCACATTTAATTTTCTATGCCCTTTTATCTTTTGTGAAAAGCTCTCTCCAAAATCTATGGAGTCCTCCGGCAAATAATCCAAGCTGCATGCCGGGACAATCGGGATCTGATATTTTTCATCAAGCTCCGCTCCATAGATCATATATTCTTTCATAACATCAAAAGATGTATGACATCCATTGTACAATACTATCACCCCAAAAACATTTTACTATTTTTCTTCTTGACAAACAACTTCTTTTGTGAAAAGCAAAGAACGTGCGGCGTAATCACTTCTGCTTAGTTCATTTATCAGCTTTTCCCTTGTCATTTCCGGGTTTGTTCTGTGAATATACCGCAGCAATTCATCTATTTTGTCCACTATGCTGCCCTCCAATCAATGTTTGACATCAGATCATCCAAAAGATAGATCAAATCAGTACCGTACAGGCTTATCCAGTCCGCAAGATACTCTTCCTGCTCAATCGGCATATGAATGTTATAGGAAAAACAAAAGCAATGGCAAAGCTCATGGGCTAGTATTTTGCGCAAATAACCATTTTTCGGTTTATCTGAAACATATATAGCCCTGTCGTTCCAATCTGTCACAGCAAGGCTGGTAGAGCCATCAGAGCGCATAAGCTTACCGTTTGCACTGTGAACAAATTCTATTTTCCATTCAATACCATTTATTACAAACATATTTTACCTCCAAAAAAAGAAACCACCAGCCAAATATCAGCCAGTGATTTCTAAATTTAAAGTTATTCTTCTTGCTCTTCAATCAACAAATAATTAATGTACCTTGTTGCTGTTCCAGCAAGTTCTTTGCTGTAGTCTAGCAAGTCCATCTTGTACTCCGGTTTATGCCCATATGTGACTGTATAGAACTTTTCCACAAGTTCTAAGTTATGTAAGTCAGACAATTCCACAAGAATTTTGTGATATAAAAATTTTCTCGTCCATCCGAACCGGTCACAGATAATTTTGAGTTTCCAGTTATTTTTATTAAACCATTTACCACTCTCTATCTTTTTTACGATGCTCCAGCGTGCAAACGGGTCTTTCTCCGTAATTTCAGCCTGCGGATTTTTCAGAGCCTGTTCCATGTCGTGGAAGCGATTGATGTATTGAGCTGTGAAAGCCGTTCCCTTTACTCCGGTCAGCTTGTGCGCGATAAATTCGCATCCTTTCTTCGTGATGTCATAGCAAGGTCTGCTTTGGTTGTTAGCATCTTTATATGTATTTTCTCGAAAGAAATCAACCAACGCAATTTTGCTCTCGTTGCCCAAGCCAATATTGGCTTGGGCGATTTGCGATGTATATCGCCGTATATCTTTCAATAATTTGCCGTGTTCTTTCCCAACCATTTCCGAAACTTCCATACTGGTTAACGTCTGTTCTAATTGTTTCATATGAATATTGTTCATCAGCAAATCCCCCATTTCTGTTTGAATGAAAGTATCGTGTTCAAAATGAAATGCAAAAATTTTTCGTCCTGTATGTTCTGGATTTCCGTTATCAGCTGTTCTTTCATCTCGCACCGCCTTTCTTGTCGGATGCAAGGTTACTTGTAAAAATCCAGACACATCTTAAAAAGTGTTCGCTGATTACATTCAGATTTTTGGTAATTTCTTCAATATACATTTCTCTCATAGATTTTTCCTGCCTTTCAATTTTTTCTTGAAAAGAGATACTCTCTATGATAAAATATTTCACAGAGAGTTATCTCGGTTGATAAGAAGTTGTTTTCGTTGGTAGCGTGGCAACTTCTTATTTTTTTTGACCTTTTAGCTTTTCAATCCCCGCCCTTATAAGTTCTAATATGGAATATCCACTTTCTGATGAAAATTTCATAATTTCATCTTTTTCTTGCTTCGATACTCGAACATAAAGTCTTTCATTCATAGGATTGTCAACTTTAGGTCTGCCTGTGCGTGGAGACATTCTCAGCACCTTCTTTCTGTACGCACATTTAATATATAATAGTACGCACAAAAAGTCAATACCTTTTTGAAAAATTTCCAAATCCACAAATCACTAGCTGATATTCAGTTGTCAATGTTCAAACAAACAGGGGCATTGCTGCCCCTGCCATTACATTTTGGAAACAAGCGTTGACAGCTTGCTCTTTGTCATTGTGCGCTCTTCCGGCGTCATGTCGGAGATAAGTTCCGCCATATCCTCCGAAAGCTCTTTCATGTATTTTTCAAGGTCATGCATCTTTGCGTCCTTGTCTTCTGGCGTATTGCCTTTGTGAAGCTCTTTGCTTTCCATGTAGCTTCTGCGGCTCATGCCGCTTTTGCCCTCTCTGCGATCACGCATTCCACCATCTGGTGTCATTTTAGGCTCGGTATAATACATTCTGCCGGAAGAACGATCCATATCACGGTCGTGTTCCATTTCCCGGTACATTTCCGGTGTCATGTGCCAGTACGGAGGTTCGTCATATCCTCTCCGCGTTCCTCTTCCCTTTGGCGCAAATCTGCCGTCTGCATACCGGTAACGGTCATAATACCGTCTGCCGTCTCCGTAACGCTCAAACATTTCCATTGTTTCATCTGCACTGGATTCTTCCATTGCTTTCATCAATGTACGATAATACATTGCTTCTGCAAGGTCTTTCATCATATCTGTAACCTGTCCCATTTCACACGGGTCTATATTTTCAATTCCTTTGTCAATTTCGCATTTAGCACATTCAGACAGTTTTTCAATCATGTCGTGCATTCTCATAATATCCATAAAACCGCCCCCCCCTATGCTTCCCGGACCGCAATTAAATTGCTGTTCTGAACTTCGATTGCCTGCGTAGACGTATTCTGTACCGCTACCGTAACACAACAACCGCGAGGAACGTCCACATATGCCTGCGCCGAAACGTTAAAGAAGTTTTCAACTGCCGCCGGTGTAACAATCATTCGAGTTGACTGCAACGGTTCTCCGTCAATTGCAATAGCCAGTGAAATAGCTTCAACTGTGCCACCGGTAGGAATTTGAATGTTTCCGGAATAAGATACCAAAAATCTTGCCCGGCACTGATTTGTAAGTCCTCTTAATTTAACAATGCCACTTCCCTGTCTATGAACAATGCATTTTGTTGCGCATACCGGAGTTTCTGTAAATGCTACATCTTCTCCCTGCGCGACAGTTTGAATTGCAATTCCTGTAAATTCTGCCATAATTATTTACCTCTCTTTCAAAAATAAGGGCAAACATTATAGTCTGCCCTTTGTGTTTATAAGCAATACTGCACAGCAGACATAATCGAGTTAAACTCAATTAAGATACTCAATTATTCAATTTTGTGTAGCAGCTACTTTTAGCAGCTACTTTTAGCAGCTACATCCTGTGTTGCATCCACAGCCATACGCATAAGCGTTAGGATTTGGAACAACATATGCCGGGATTGCAGCCGGATTTACAGCGTTGATGATCTGCTGTGTCTGCGCTGACATTGCGGTAGTGAGCAATGCAGACTGGCGATCCTGTGATGCAGCTCTTCTTAAGTCATTATTTTCTGCCTGTAAGGAAGAAATCTTTTCCTGACACAGGTAATCAAGGATTGCCCTTGTTCCTGCCTGCTGGCTGTCGATAATGTCTCTGGTGTTGCTGTTCATGGTGTTCTGTAATGCGCAAGTGTTCTGCGCCATATTGTAGTTCACACCCTGGATAGCTTCCCTGGTCTCGCAGCAGCAATTAGCCAACTGGGACTGTAAAGCATTCTGCGCCTGCATAAGTGTCACGTTTGTGGTATTAAATCCCTGCTGTGTCTGGTAGCCAAGGTTGCAGATTGCATTGTCTACACCATGGAAACCGTTCATAACGGCGGTATTCTGTGCGTAAAATCCATCACAGAGACCATTTGTAATACCATCTAACTTTCCGATGATAGCCTGCGTGTCAAAACCACGCTGAATTGCAGAGTCGGTGTATGCAGATGCTGTCGCTCCCATACCTCCGTTTCCTCCCCAGCCATTGCCGCCAAAGCCGCCCCAGCCAAAGATCATAGCGAAGATAATGATAGCCCACCAGCCATCGCCGCCCCACATACCATCATTGTTTCTTCCGTTTCCTGTCACTGCTGCAATATCAGCAAGACTAGGCATTGCATTTCCATTAAACATTTTGTTTACCTCCATCTGATCTATTTACAAATGGGATAACCGGTTATTTTGCGCGCACCCCAAAATGTACTAATGATTAAACATGCTCATAACTTTCTGTTTTGCTTCATCTACCGTAATTCCTCTTTCTTTACAGAGATTCTCTGCCATTGTCTTAAGTCCACCTGTATCTCCGCTTTGATACATTTGCATGGCATTTTTTGCCATAGGATTGTTTTGAACCTGCGGAGAATTCATCATTTGATTTAACAATAATTGTGCCGGATTCATTCTGGATCACTCTCCTTTTTTACCTGTGAAGTTTTTCTTTGACTGCTTGGAATTTTATCTAATCGGTTTTCTATCTGTTCAATCTTCCCAAAAAGTTCATCAAACTTCTGCATAAATGCACCTGTGCACTCGTCTGATAGGTCAAATTTCAATTTTTCAGTATCATGCGATAAATTGCTAACAGTATCATGCGAAACTGGCTTAAAAACGATTGTGCGAATTGTGCCATCTGCGTTCCAACTTTTAGCGTATATTTCTGTCATATCCTGTTTTGGGAAAAATGCAACGCTGCCATCCATTGGCACATCATTGGCAGTGATGTTTTCTACCGCCGGAACTACTTTTCCATTTATGCCAAAAGTTTGAACCGGGATCTGCTGCTGAATTTGCTGCGGTGCCTGCATATAATTTTGTGTATTATCAATGCGTGGCTGATTCATATACGGATTGTATGCGTACTGCTGCCCGTATTGCTGCATCTGCTGATTATAAATCGGATTCTGGTATGCTCCGCTCATATTCATCCTGTTTGACCTCCTCTAAAACATCTTCTATTGCGTGTATGATAGACGACTGCGTTGACAAGTCCAAGGACTGTAACTCTTTTCTGGCAAAAATTTTTTCAAGAACTTCATCTGAAAACACCACCATCCCTCCCTTTGATTATATTTTTGCATAAAAAAAGACGGCAAAACCGTCACGATTCCGACAGTTTGCCGTCAAAAAATACAACAAAAAAAGAACGCATTAAGCGTCCATACATCCGTTCGTGTTACCTTTAGTGTTACCTTTGATTTTGACCTTTAGAAAAGACACCATTCAAAAACTCCTTTCTTTCAGTAAAATCAAGGCTTCACAAGGTTTTCTTAAACAAAAATAAAGTAGCGGAAGGGAGATTCGAACTCGGTATCAATTCTCTCAAACCCGCATAAATACTGAATTTCTTTATCTCCAAAGGTGTTACCTCGTGTTACCTTTTACATTGATAATGCTTTTGCAATATATTCCTGCATTTCACTCTCTGTCTTGTTATTAAAATAGTAATGATCGAGAGTTGTTCTGATATCTGTATGCCCCATTTGTGTTTTTATTACCGATTCTGGAACATTTCCATCTATCAACTTTGTTGCATATGTCTTTCTTGCCTTGTGAATTGAACGTTCACCAATTCCTATTCTATCACATATCACATATAGCCGCCTTGTAAATGCCTGACCTTTTATTCGTTTACCGTTTTTCATAAAAATATATTGCCCAAATGGATTGAGCATTTTTATTTTTCTCATAAGTTCTTTGGTATCTGCGGTAATTATAACATCTCTAAACCCGGCATCACTTTTAGGAAAATTTTGAACATCAAATACATATTTGCCATTATCATCTCTATATCTTATTTCTGTCTTTGATATATGTATCTTATTTTCTCCGACATCAGACCATGAGAGGGTAGATATTTCCCCAACTCTCAATCCTGTTTTAAATGCCAAAATAATGCCAAGTTCTATCAATGTAGGCTCATCTTCCATTACAAATCGTTCAATTAAAAGTTCCTCATCCTTAGAAAATACCAATTCGCAGTCTGACTTATGGTTCTTTTTAAATGACTTTTCCGAAATTTCCAAATCACCCATAAAACTGGTTATGCTCAGGCTGGTATAATGTTTTTTCTTTGCATATTTGAAAATTCCGTTAATCAATATCCGCATATCAGAATAAGCTTTTTGCGTAAGTTCCAGTTTTGAAATAGCTGTTTTTATGAATGATTCCAATATTTCTTCATCAATGTACCGGATTTTTCTATTTGCAATCGGCAAATACTTATTTTCAAAAAATCTTTTAAAATTTGTCTCGTACTTGTCCTTTGTCTGTCTTGTTATTTCACCATATTCAAGTTTTTCAGAAATCCAATTAGAATATACCTGAATAACTGTAGGTTCATCCTCCTTAGCTTTATAGAACTTTACTATTTCATCTTCAATTGCTTTTTCAGATGTTCTCTTTACAAGTCTCTTTCCTCTCTTATTATCTTCATCTGGCAAATATGTGTAAAACTTTCCATCTTTTCCTTGCCAAATGCTGTAAGTGTGTTTTTCAATAAATTTTTTCCTTTCGTTCATTTCAATTTTTTTCTGAATGGTGTCTATGTTGATAATACCATTTTCGATGGCAATATTCAACAACTCACTATTTGAAAGATTTCCCGTTTAACTCACCTTCTAACTTTTTTACTTTCTGTTTAATATCAAAAATTCTTCTTTCCACTGTTCTTGTTGATACGCATAGTCTCATGGCTATTTCTTTTGAAATAAGTCCACGGGCAAGAAGATAAAATATTTCTTCTTCCTGCTCCGTGAAATTGGCGTTTTCAATAATTGTTTCAAGCTCTGGCTTAGTCAGTTTTGAAAACTTCATAAGCCACTATCCTCCAATATTTTATTCTTCTCCCCACCAGATCTTCGGTGTACCATCAGCATTGAGCATAACTGTAAGACCACCGCCCTCTTTATAACCTCCACCAACAAACAAATACATCACGCCAGTATCTTTGTCGGCATAAATAGAATATGTATCCGTAAATTCTACTCCTTCCATCGTATTATCCTGCTCTGCGTCAACATTCACACTCTCGCATCCGGCGATTAAGAGTGTTACCGTCAATATTGCTGCTATAAGTTTCTTTTTCATGGCTTGCTTTTCTCTCCTTAATATCAATCTATCTCAATTTTTATCCCATCCGCTTTATAAACCAAATCTTCTATCGTACTTTTCGTCTTCGATAAGGTCAGTATCCGTATAATTATCAAGACATTTTTCGTATGTCGCTTTCTGGTTTGTGATTCCAGTGTATGTCTCATACGGATTCGGTAAATCATGCTTTTTACAGCATTCGCCGCATATCACAAAACTTCTCGTCTTCGCTTCAAATCCATACGGCGTATTATCGGTATGATACCGCGCAAAATTCTGAAACGGTGTCATCGATAATAATGTTGCAGTTCTATCACAATCTTTTCCACAAAAGTCACATATCGCATGAATCATGTTAATTACCTCTCTTTCTTTACTAAATCTGCTAAAACAAACTCATTTGCCGCTCATCGTACTTATATTTTTGTTTCGTGGGTATCTTCCCTTGGAAAAATATTCTCTCAACCCGGTCTTTCTGTTTCAGATTTGCCATATACTGATTATCAACCTCAGGTGGCACGGAAAAATAATACTCTTCCGGTAACGGCAACCTGTTCTCTGTGCAGATTACTTTAAGTTGTCGTTGATAATAAATGATGTGGTTCCGCGCCAGGTTCATGTTGCATCCATCTGACCAGAACGGATCATTACACCCGTTCTGATTGATATCTTTCCAGTGTTCTATTTCTCTGCGGATGCACTGGCAGTACTCTTTCACTTTATCTTCTGCTGTCTGTATCATGACAGCACCTCCGGAACGTCTTCAATCTGCATCTGACCTTCCAAATCATCCGCATTGCGTTCACTTTCTTCACGGGCTGCAATTTCTTCTGCATCCATATCAACTTCTTTTCCAACCTCAATACAGAATACTGGTTGTCCAAGATCTTTAACACAAAATGTTCCTGTTATTTCATATCTCTTTCTTTTTCTCGGATTTGCCAAAATAACACTTATTGGTGCATCATACGGGAATGTATTCAAGTATTCTTTTAATTCACTATTTTTCATTTTCTTCAAAAGGAACCCGATATATCGTTGCCCCGGCCGGAGGTTCGGCTCCTTTCTGATATTCCATGCACATATCTACAATAGCGCATTTTGAATTTGTTTATGTTGCGTTTTATACAACAAATTCATCGTTTTATTGCTTTTAAATCATCCAATCTAACGGAAAACCTCTCACTCCTTTCAATTTACTTTAAAATCTCATCTAAGCAGGCATTCCAACCAACTTTATACGATGGTGCAATCCTGTCCGGCTGTGGATATTTTCCGCACACTTTCATCTTCTCCGGCAGTGCCCGGAGCGGACACCAATCCGGCTTTGCTTCTTCACTATTTAATGAAAGCTCTTCAACGCCAGTTGCATAACACTCGTCATCTTTTGAGTTCCAAAACTTACACATGGTGCAATCTTCCGGCATATCCATAACCAATACTGCTTTAGGCATTTTCTATTCCTCCTTATTCTGCTATTCAGTGGCATAACTCAATTCGGATTCCAGATATTCTGTCAATTCCTCCACCGTCTCAACGTTTTCTCCTGCGCGTATTTCTGCAACCAACCACTCAATGCTTTCAAATTTACTTATTACTTTTGCTAATTCTTCCATGATTATTTTTCCTTTCTGTCATTTAATTAACTTTCGTTTCCGGCTTCTCACACCGCTCAAATTCGATAACCCACACCCACGGTGAGGCATCCCAACCGTAGCGATTGAGGTTTGATTTCTTGATGGTGCTGTTCCAGATTCTAATAAAATGCTCTCTGGCTGTATGTATGCGATCATATTCATTCTCCGGGCTGTGAATAAACCCTCTGTTATCTATCGCTCCTTCTGCTTTTGCTCCATCTTCAGTGACATCCTGCAACCGCTCAATTTTAACATCCGTAACCTTAAGCCAGATACGTGCCGCTTCTTTCGGCATATGAATTGATGGTTTCCATTTAGTAACATCGGCTATATCATCTTTCTGCCAATCTTCGTAGTAATAGTATCCGTTCGGCGCCTTTTTCCATGTTTCTCGGACATACAGGATATCGCCTGTCTCGCAAGGCAATTTAAAGATTTTCTCTCCATATCCATCTGCAAATGTACCTCTACACGATATGTACCCTTTAGGTGTAAAAGCGGTATATCCCCATACAGCATCATCAGGAATAAAGCCTTTCACAATTCTTCTTGTCGCACCCTTTCTTCCGTCCAGAATCGCCCGAACCATTTCTGTATTGAATAAAATCGGTTTAATTGCCATCTACTCCACCGCCTTTCAACATTTTCAAAAACTGTTCATCATTCCTTTTGCACATCTTTGCTCTTTCGCAAGGCTTTTCACACTTGAAATAGTCGCTTTTATACTTCCTGTTATCTGCCTTTTCGCAATGTTCACATGGCTTATTCATCTACTCCACCGCCTTTCACAATCTCGATTGCTTTGCTAAATGCTTCATATCTTCCCTGACTTCTCCCATCATCGTAAATCTGTTCGCCGTCTCCGCATCCGTCCTCGTCGCAATCATCTGGTCTGTCCTGCTCTGCTTTCTTTAATTTTCCCAACTGTTCCACAACCTTGTCTACATCATAAGCCGTCGGATATTCTTCTAGTAAATACAATACTGCATTTGTGTTTACTAAAGTTCCATTGCTTAAAGTAACCGATTTTAAATCTTTCTTTAGTGCATCAGCATCAATCAATCTCATCGCTCGTCCCCCAATCTAATCTCTGACCGCAATCACAATATACGGTATCCTCTTCCAATATGTCTCCACAGCAAGGACATCTCCCTATAAGACCGACATAGCTGTCTCCGTCTTTTACCTGGGATATTGATTTCACTTTCTTCGCTGTCTGCTTCTCCACCGCCGTCCGGCATTCTTCCGGTGTGCCGATCGCCTTATATTCTTCCCACACCTTAGCATCCTCGTTTGTTAAAAGGCAAAATCCCTCATGCTTCTCCCCTTCAAACACCGTTTCGATAAAGTGGTGCATCAAAAGCGGAATATCTACGTTGGCATGATAACGTTCTTTTAAGTCTTTTTCGATTTTCCGGTATTTCTGTACCTCTTCCAGTGCATTGATTGCCATTGCATAAGCATTTTCAAATGATTTTCCCCATGATGTATCACACGGAATCGCTTTTCCAAGTTCGTTACAATCATATTTTAATTCTTCAATTGCTTCATTCTCCGTCATGGCTACACCTCCAACAGCTCCGGGTTGTCAATCGCATTACCGATTACCTCTATTTCGCCGAAATCAACATCGAAAAATCCGTACATAGCACATCCGTATTGTGCCAGTTCCCATGCTGCGTAATTCTCACTCCATCTAATCAGATATGGCTCTTTATCATCATCATTATGCTTTATGACAATGTCATTCTCGAAGATCAGTTTGCTGTTCTTATCAGGCATTGCGGTGCACTGGCAGATGGTGTTATCCAAAATATGTACATCATGCGGAATACCTGTAATCATATTCCACTCCACCCATTCGCCATTATCAATCCGCTTTCCACGGGATAAAAATCTATTCTCCATGATTTTCGCCTTTCTGCGGATATACAATCTTCAAATCATATCCGCTTGTAATAAATTTCAATGTCAATTCGTGATTGACTGCGTTTCCGAGTTTATCGTAAATCCAGTACATATCCTCTTGCGTGAATTGTGTTCCGAGATATTCATTGTATCCAGAAAGAAGCGATTCCCTCCATTCTTTATTTCTCTTCTCTTGGCGGTAAGGTTCTCCTTTTGCAAGTGGTCTGGAACACCACTCTAAAAGTTTACAGATAATATCTTTCTGTGTATTACAGTCTTTTGCTATAAAATACACATTCCCTTTGTCTGATAAAATAAGTTCTCCAAATTGAGTAATATAACTCTTTGGGAAGCATTTCATCACATCGAAAATTTCATTAAACATCCTTTTCCTCCATTTCTTTCAACTTGGCTTCTGCTTCCTCTTGTGATAAAAACCAGGTTTCCTTGTACATTTTTTCTGACAGGATTCGGTCTGTACCATATTCCCGATCTTTGTCACACTCCATGTACCATCCTTTTTCTGTAAAAGTAATAAAGGCTACTTTCTGATGATAAATTTTATTGTTCTCCGGGTGCAGACTTAAAATATTTAATTCATAATTGACTTTGCTAGGAATTAAATATACATCTGAGCCAATTCCACACGGCAACCGCAGAAGTAATCCCTGCTCTTCGGCTTGCTCTCTATTTGCAAGTCTTTCCGCAATCTCTTCCAGGGCTTTGTATCTTCCATCTTTCGCAAGCTGGGTAATGGTAATTCCCTCATCATCCGGTAAATCTGCTGGATGAAATAAAACTTCTCCATTCTCTGCCACATATGTTAATCTCTCCATGCTATCCCTCACTTTCTGCCTTAAGCCATTGTTCCACCTCTGTAACAGAACACATTGCTACACCGCCCTCAATGGTCTTTACACTACCCTGCTCATATGTTTCGATTGAGCAAAGGAAATCTAAAAGTTCATCATCCGTCATGCTCCTGATCCGGTCTGCATTGGTCTGTGGCTTTTCAATATGTGGCTTTTCTGCATCTGTGCTGTACGGCTCCGGCAGCGGCATCCAGGCGATTACTCTATAACCATTTATTTTTATTAAATCGCACCGCCATTTTCCATCGGTTGTGTGTGCACTAGTTGTAACCGTTCGCCCGGCATCATCGGCCACTGTTACAATTACCTCGTCTGATTTTCTTTCAAACATCGCAGTGCTCCACTTTTTAGTCCCTTTAAATTTTATGAACATGCTATCATGTTCTTCCGGCAGCCTCTCACTACATGGAATCCATCCGCTTTCCTGTTCCAAAATCCTGTTTACCTCTTCCTCTGAAATCACTTTCGTTAGTGGAGAATATCCGCAGGCTTCTGTTGCTGCCTCAGATATCTGGTTTTTAATCCTGCTTATTTTCATTCTGATCCTCACTTTCCGGCAACATAGCATATTTATAGCTACTCATTTTACCGTCGTATGTGCTCCATGACGTTTTTCCGTAATCCCATGTATAAACCGTTTCATCTTCATATTTTGCAAAATGTTCTTTGCTCCACGCAAAAAGTTCAGAATCTCTGACCAAAATCGGTGTATCGACTGGAACTTCGCTCCAATCAATATACTGGCTGTTCGCCCATTCTTTTGCTTTTTCTCTGCAACGACCAGCATTTCTAATGTCATTATCGCAAAAATCGCATTTATCGCAGACTCCCCTGCATTTTTCCAGTTTTCCATTAATTAACGCAATATTGCCTCCATCACACGCAATATTCAAAATCTCTTCCGCATATTTTTCTCTATTCAGCATTTTCCTGCTCCTTTCCGATCCTGTTCACAAGCTGTTCTGACCTCGTATAAGCCTTATCCAACAGTTCCAAGTATTCACTAAAGGAAATCTGCGCCTTTTCGGATAACTCACTCGGATAACGCTCTAACAAAGCCTTAATGCACTGTTTCATGTCTCCAAAATATCCGATTGTTCGAACGCTTTCTTTTTCATTGCCGTCCTTATCCTGTCCGGCATATCTCTGTCTCAGGGTGTGATTCAGAGAATCAATCTCCACAAAATATCCATCCTGCAGTTCCACAGCTAACTTGTCCATCAACCATTCCTCCTATATTTCATACGTCTTTCCGATAAACCGCTTATCAATGTACTTACATTCCCATTCCAGTACACTTGCGATCCCCGTCATGGTTTCATATCCGGTAGCAAGGCAGCTAATTAAATATCTGATTCTCTCATAAACCTGTCTGATCTGATTTCCCGAAAATTTAAACTGTGTTTTAAGGCAGACACCCAACATAGCAAAATAATTAAATACCTGTGCCAGTAAAAACTTATTTGCCTGTATCATGCAGTTCGGTGCAATCTTTCTCTCTACCAGATAAAAACTTTCACGATACGGAATCTTATTAGTTTCCTCTCTCACGTCAATCTTGCATTTATCTTTCAGATAAAAACCAAGTTCCTCGCCTGTCGTTCCATCCTTTGCATTCTCCACATATGCATCAATAGTCTGCTCAACCTTTATGATTCTTTTGTGTCCGAATCCGAACTTATCATGCAGTGCCTGATATGCCATCATACGGACGTTATAATAGGATTCCTCTATCAGATAATCCGCATTGCTTTGTGCCTTGGCGTGTCTCTGTATTCCGATCAGTTCACTCTTGGAATATCCAAGTGGCTGCATCCGCTTTTTCTTTCTTGCCAGTGCATTACTCATTTGTTCTTCCATCTCCTCTCTACATCCTCAAAATGGCTAAATACAAGACTTTGAACATATTTTGATATATTTGTCCGTGCATATTTTTTAATTAGCATTTCCCCTGCTTCCATCATTCCTTGGAACCACTCATCTTCGTTATCAGCTTCATAAAACTGCTGCCGGAATTTATAATAGTCATTAAAAAACTGCCATTCTTCGGAACCTTTTTCAAATTTCTTACTTGCCATAATCATTCACCTTTTAATCAAATGGTGTGCTGCCACATACTTCTCGGAAACCGTCTTTCTGTCGCATCCGTGCTTGAATCTGTTCAATGGTTTCGGTTCGCTCGATAAATTCCATACGATCACCTTCAAACTGAACAACTTCTCTAAACGGTGTACCCTGTCGATTCTTTTCAACTTTCAAGCCTTTAAATTTTCTGTCTTCATCCAAATTCCACATAAGAATAATATTGGAAGCATCCTGCTCAATATCTCCGGATTCTCTTAATTCGGACATTGTAGGCTCTTTCGTTACATTCATTTCCGATACTCGGTTAAGCTGTGACAATAGGATGATCGGAACGTGAAGCTCTCTCGCAAGTGCTTTGAATTGCTTCGAAACTTCCCCGACTTCGGATGCACGATTATTGAACTTCCGGTTACACCGTACCAATTGCAGATAGTCAACTACGATCACGTCATATCTTTGATGCCTGCATTGCGTTCTCATTTCCTCAATAACATTTGTCTGATCGTCAATTGTGATCGGATATTTTTCAAGCTCATCATTTGCCTTGTCAAAGGCTTCTTTCTCTCCACCAAGAAAAGCCTTTGCCCTGCGAACTCTTGTCAGACCAATCTTTGACATTCTTGAAACAAACCTTTCATAAATCTGACTGTTGTTCATCTCCATGTTGTAGTAACAAGTGTTATAGCCTTTTCTTGCCATATTCTCGATTATTTGTGCCACAATAGCAGACTTACCAACTCCCGGTCTCGCGGCAACAACTGTAATGTCTCCGCCTTCAAGACCGCCAAGGCAATCGTCAAGATGGTAAAATCCTGTCTTTACCCTGTCCTCTCCCACATCATCATTGAAGTATTTATCTTTGTTCTCTGATACGATTTGCTTCATCAACTTAGATTTCTTCAACTGATTAACTTGGATTTCTTCAAGCCTTGTAAGAACTTCCGCGATCGAATTATCAATATCACATGGTCTAAGGCTCACTCTCTGGAAAAGGCTTTTCGTTTCCCTTGCCCGCCAATCCTTAATGACTGCATCCGCATAGTTTTTCATTGCTGTCGATAACGGAGTTGCGGCAATACATTCCTTAAGCTCCCCGGCAATCATTTCCGGCTCCCATTTGTGGTTTTCAAGTGACTGAGACAGTGAAACGACATTAATGTTTTCTCCACGATCATACATGGCAAGCATTTCAGCAAAAGCATCTTGGCAAAATTCAGAGCTGAACATTTCCGGCTTCAATTTGTTATAAACCTTGTACATGGAATCATTGTCAATCAATACACATCCGATCACTCCAATTTCTGCTTCCGTCAACTGCTCTCACCTCGCTTTCGTTTCTCAACTTGACGAATCCAGTAATCGCAATCCTCTTTCAGCCAGTCTCCGTATTTTGGTATGTAGCGATAATTCGTATCATCCGGATTCTTCTCTATATAGTCAGTAACATATGCCACTGTAGCCTCATATATCAGCTTTGCAACGGCTTTCCTGTTCGGCTCGATAACTTCTAAAAGCTTGTCCATCCATGCTACCTTGGCAGACGTTAACGACGTTTTCTTTGGATATGCATTGATCGTGTATTCCCATCCCCATTCCGCGTCAAAGTCCAAATCAGATGCAGGCACGCTTTCTTTTGTATTTTCTTTCTCTTTCTCTATATCTGTATCTATATCTTTCTCTATATCTATCTCTACATTGCAATTTTGTTGCAAAATGTTGCACTCCGTTGCTCCACTGTTGCATTGAAACGCTTTTTGTGCATTTTCCCTAGATTTACGACTTCTTCTTGTACTTGCAGTCTCACTTCCTAGGTTATCTTGCACAAATGGCAACTTGTACTCAATGGAATCTGATGTTTCAAGCAATCCGCAGGAAAGAAGATACTGAATCGTTACTTGAACATTGATTTCGTCCTCGTCAATATCAAGGGCGATCTCTTTGTAAAATTCATCTTCCAAGCCGGAATACTCTAAGTAGCCGCCCTTTTTCAACGACAACAACTGCATCTTAAGGTATATGATCGTGTATGTATCACCGCCAGCCATCTTACGGAGTTTCTTGATTCGTTTACTGTCAAAGAAATCATCCATCAGTTTAAGCCAGTAATACCGCTTATTCCCCGCCATTTTCACTACCTCCAAGCAATTCAATAACCTTTGCCCCTGCATCTTCCGGGCGACAAAATACGAACTCAACGCCATACTTAAGTTGCATTGTCAACATAGCTTTTGCCAATACCTTGCCAGATGTCGGCTTTGTTTTCGGTAGCGATACATTCAGCAATTTTCCAAGCGTGTGCATATATGCAATATTGTTATACCGGTCCACTCGAGGATTATGCCATGTAAATACATCATTGACGGAATACACCTTGTCTGTATTTTCAATAAGCACATATAACTTAATTCCGTTGTTCTGCGCCAAAATACACTCGTCACGGAATCTCGGATGTGCTTTTCCACAGATATTCCCTGCAATTTCCTGCATGTCTTTTTTCGTGTCAACGGAAACATCATATGTGCCAAGAAAATCCATCTTTTTAAGTTCCATTTTTCTAGCTGATTTTCTACGGATAACATCCGCTACCTTGTCTGTGGCAATTATGTAATCTCCAACCGGCAATGGTGCACGCAAGACTTCCATATCGTGGCTTTTAAAATATCTATTCTTAAGGATATGCAAACCCTCTTTCTGTCCTTTATCCTCAATTATTAACACGTATTCTCCTTTCTGGCGGTCACTTTCGGCAACCGCCAAAGGTATCTCATGGCTTTCAATTTAGTTTTGTGATATATTAAATTCCATACCAAAGTCAGATACCGCATAAACTGGTTTCTTTTATGCTTTCACATTGGTGTTTCAACCTATCAAAACGGGCAAAGGTTCATATCAACCTCTAATCCTTTTTCCGCTATATAAACATCTGCTCCATATTTAACTGTTTCTTCTGTCTTTCGCTTGAATAGTGCGGGATCTCCGCTTTTATCTGATAAGTGAATTAGAACGACATTTCTCAATGCCGGGTTATCGTTAGTAGAAATAAATTTAAGTGCCGTATCAAGGCTCATATGACCTCTTAATCTGTGTTCGTAATTTGGCTCTTCTCGGTTCACAAACTGCATATCATAGTTGGCTTCCACCATGATGTGATTAACACCATTAAATCTCCATCTGACGTATTCCGTGTCTGTTGCATACACAAGGCTTCCCATCTCTGGATGCGTAATGTAAAACCCAACGCACGGGCACTCTGAACCGTCTCCGTTGTTATGTAGCCATCTTCCAGATTTATCACGGTTTTCAAATGCCCTTATGTCAAAATTTCCTTTTCTAAAACGCATTTCAGAATATTTTATCGGCGGTCTGCATGGTTCAAAAACAGGAATGCCAGCTTGCACATATTGTAAGCTATAAAGACTATGGTCAATATGGAAATGGGTAGTAATCACAGCCTTAATTTTCATCACATTGAAATCCAGTGCTTTCTTGACTTCCATAAAAGGCAACCCGGCTTCGATTATCAAAGCTTCCTTGTCATTCTCCAGCATGTAGCAATTACCGGATGAACCAGAACCTAATGTTTTAAGTTTCATACCTCTTTCACCTCAATTTTCAAATATGTGTTTATTATCGATTATCCAAGGATGTTTCGTGTAGTCTATATGGCTTGCCGCATTTGCAACTGTTTTCCGTAGCATCTTTAAATGTTCCTCACAATGCTTTCTTCCAGATACCGCCGGTCTACCACAGATTATGCACAATCCTTTATCCTCCCGGTACTCCCTTTGGCTTGTGGACTTCTCGCACGAACGCCTCTTTGCCAAACACCTGTTGCATAAAACAGTTCCGCATACTGCATTACGTTTTCCACACTTCACGCATATTCCACTGGACTTATTCATGTAATATCTGGTACGGACTCTTTCTTTCCGTGCTTCTGCCTGTTCCGGTGTTTCCCTTGCAAGTCTCTTAGCTTCTACCTTCGCTTTCTTCTCCCGGCACTCAGCGCACATTTTGTACTGCGTTCCCAATATGCCTTTGTGACATCTGGAGCATATACCAAGAGATACATAAGGGTCTTCCGCTTTTTCTCTCATTCGGCATCCTCCAAAAACCATATTCCTTCCGGTTTTAAAAAGTTGCCCTGAACAATGTTCTTTCTGAATATACTTTCTGCTGTCGGTGCAAGATCCGTAAGTCTCTGTATGCTCTCTTCTATGTTGTCTGCCAGAATATCAATGCCGAATAATGTCTCTGCAGCTTCCGTTTCAGTCATTCCTATTGACAGTTTCCGTTTCAAGATTTCCACAAGGAAATTTCCAGTACCACACGCAGGCTCCAACACTGTTCCTCTCCAACACTCTGCACCACCATTTTCATCTTCCAACATATTGCACATCTTTTGTACCATCCAGCCCGGCGTATAAACTTCTCCAAACTTTTTGACGCGTTCTCGGCTTTTTGTAATTTTTTCTTTCTGCCTATTTTCCATTTCTGTGATAAAACTCACTCCTCACATCAATAATCTGTCTTGTCTGTCCCAACAATGCCCGATTATGCTTTGCCCTCTGCTCATTGTCACAGATAAATTGCTTGCAAATTTCTGGTCGAACCGGATAGATTCTGCATTTCTCGCAACTCTTGTCTGTATCAAGAAAAGGGCATGTCATATCATATGGTCGATTCACAGTAGGAAGCAGGTGCCTACACTCTTTGATATGGTTCTTACGGATATATCTGTGAATTGCATCTACTTCCTTTCTGCTCATTGGTAAAAGATTGGAACAGCAGTTACCGCATTGGCTACATTTCCCATCTCTGCAAAAGTTGTAAATGTTATCTTTCATACCTTTCTGAACTGACTCTAAAAATGAAATAACTTCCATAGGCTACTCCAATTCTTCCTCTGCCGGGAACTGAAATACTTTCATGTAATTCTGGCTTGCATATTTTTGATATTCTTCTCTAAGCATTTCCATAGCTTTCTTTGCTTTTTCTTCCGTGGAGTATTTAGCAATAACAATGTCACTGACAAGATCATCTATCCCTGTAAGGTTCTTGTTCAAAAAATAGATTTCTCCCTTAAACCTCTGAATAACTACTTGCTCATACGGAATATCCAATGTGCCGTCCTGTGATATAACTCTCATGCATCCACCTCTAATCTTTCATAAAGTCCGGTACGCTTTCGTCATTCTCAACGACTTCTCCGGCTACTTTCTCCGGCTCAACTACTTCACTCCCGGTCTCAATAGCTTCGGATTCAGCTACAACAAATGGCTCTGAATTGGCATTTTCCGCAATTTCTTCCTGTGTCTGCTGATAAGTTTCATCCATCTGCATAAGAGACTGTTTTGCAATAGCATTAAGGTCTTTTGGATGCTTTTTAATGGCGTTATTACGCATTTTACGAACAATCATAGATTCCGATGTATCAAGCCATGCGGCACTCATATATGGTCTTGCAACTTCACAAGCAAGCATATCTTCAATAGTCTCACAGGCTAAAAGTGCTTTCAGAATTTCATTTTTCTTTTCTGCGATAGCTTTCTTTTCTTCATCCGTAGCATCATATTTCGTTCTAGGTACAACCTTTCCACTCTTATCTTTTTTTGTTCCAAGTAAACCGAAAGTTTCATTCAACAGATTATTACGGACATGAGCGAAAAGATTTCCTTTTACGCTTTCACGCTCTGCAATCATGTACTCGATTTTTCCGTCATTCATTTCAACAGGATAAACAACACGGATTACTTTCTGTGACAATCCTTTTTCTTCCCACTCCGGCGGCGTAACTTCAACACCTCTGTGCTTCGGATATGTAAATTCATCCCCTTCTTTCACAAGCCATACTGGATATACCTTTTTAACATCAACACCAAAGTTACGGAGAAGCGCATCGTTTCCGTCTCCTTCGATTCCCATTTCTACTTCCTTGTACCAGTTTCCGTTTGCATCCTGTTTACTTCTCAACTGGAAGTAGCACTCCCTCGGCACCGCATTGGCATTAAGTTGAAGGCTTGATACCTGTCCAATAACCTGTCTCAAATTAGAACCATTCAAGTTGCTCATAGCGGCTTTGTTAGATGTAACAAGGTTGTAAATTGCACTCATAGATGCCATAGCACACTGCTTGGAATAATCGTCAAACACAAGTCCGTGTTCTGCGAAGTCACGCTCAATAAGTCCTGTGTACTGGTTCGCATAATAGGAAAGCTGTGTATTCATTTCCTGCTTTCCCTGTGCCGCAACTTCCTGTTTCTTTGTTTCTGCCATAATTATTTTTCCTCGCTTTCCATGATGATTTTTAATTTGTTTTCTGCTATTTCAAACTTTTCTTTTGCTGATTTAAGTTCCTTTTCTGCGGCTTCTCTAAACTTTTCCTTTGCATAATCGAAATTCGGCTTTGTAAGGAAAATATTTTCATAATAGCCAGTAATTTTCCCTTCGTCCTCTTTTCTAACAAAGCTCATGCAATTTGGAAAACCTCTTTTCTTATCAACTGGATAATATGTCTTTGGTTTTTCAATCACTTCCACTTCTGTGACGGAGATTCCGTCCGAATTAAGTCCATAAAAATAAAGTTTCACTGCTTTTCCTCGCTTTCCTCATATTTCTTCACAACCGCCACCTTATCAGCACCTTAGGTTTCCACCCATGCCATATCCACTGATTCATCTGTAACTGTCAGCTTTGCACCTTTGGCATTTACAACCGTATCACCGGCTTTTACGGAATCCTCGGTGCGGTATGTATAACTTCTGGTGCTGTTAGGAAATTTCGCTTTGATATAATTCATTCTGACACCTCGCCTTCTTCTACATTTGTGAACTGAACCACTAACCTATTAATCAAATGAGAAAATCCGAGTAAATCAATTGATTCATCTCCTGTAATTCTCTTATAAAAGATAAAAAATGCTTGTATAGTTGCAAAGAAATCGTCAGTGACCTCATTGTTACTCAATTCCAATTTAGGAATGCATTCACTTCTCTTTCCTCTGGCTCTCTGTACACATCCTGCAAAGCACTTAAGAAATATAAAATTTTGTTTTTGTGTTTATCCATTCTACACACCCTCGCTTTCTGCATCGTTAATTGGCATATCCAATGTGACCGCAACATCTCTGATAAACTCTTCCGGAATATAGATTCCTGCCTGTACGCATATCGCATACTGCACCTTTGCAATACTTGTAATATCAGAACCTTGCTTTTCCATTGTCTTTGTCAGAACCTTAAGCAAATTAGCCACGCCACCATGTGACTGTGGAGTTTTCCTTGCTGATAAACTCCGAATCTCTTGAATATCAGTTTTCATATTCTCCATGAATTTATTTCTCCTATTGTCGAACCATTTTTCAAACGCATTCCACAGTTCTAAGAAACAGTCCGTTTTAAGTATTGCATCCTCGATGTTAGTGTATCTTTCCGAAAGAAACAGGCTTATTATCTGCCTTGCGTGCTTTTCAAAATATAATTCACAACTAGCTTTCAAAAAGTACCGATACCCGAAACCGCATCTGCCATTAAACCAAGAAAATGAGTACCATGTGTTACCTTGAAAATACGTGTCGTATTTCGTGTCCCACTTGGTAAACATGGGGGATTCTCCCTTTCTATGCACCAATCGCATAACACATTTCTTATGGAATACTTCTTCACACATAGCTTTGAATGTTCCCATGCAAAACCTTTCATTCCCAAGGTCAAGCGGCTCTCCTGCTTTCATGTATTTGTCAATGATTTCGATTGCCTTTGCATTTATTGGATAGTCCATATCACATAGCTTCCACTTTCAACTGCTTATCCTCGGAAACACTCAAAAGAATTAACTGCGCATCCATATCCGGCACATTGAACTCATTCAACGATTCGGCGTTATCTACGAAAATCGGCACGCTCACACCGTACAATTCGCTTAACGAGCGGATAATATCAAGTCCGGCTACGATTCTGTGACCGCTATTCAAAGTTGAATACGGTACGCCATTTACGGTACACTCACAGCAATCTTTCATGCCGCCATTTAACTGCATTTCAAAGAGTTTGAAATTTACGGTCTTGAAATGGCTGTTGATGGATTCAGAAACCTTATTCAGCTTGAAGCGAATGAACTCTTCTAAGAGGTAAAGCATCTGTTCCTGGTCGGCAACTTTCTGCCCGATTTCTTTCTGCTCTGCCTGCAACTGTGCGATTCTCTCATCAATTTCAACGTTCATAGAAGCTTTGGCAATGATTTTATTTACCTCGTCAAGATGGCTCTGCAAATCTGATTTTTCAGCTTTTAAATCATTAACAATCTGGTCCGCTCCGTTTGATTCAAGCTTTTCAATCTCTGCCAGTACTTCATTATGCCTTGCTTTTAACTTCGCATATTCCTCATTCTGCGAATAGTCAGCTTCTTCTGGGATCTCGGATAACAGTTTGCAAAGTTCCTCTTTATTCGTAAAAGTCCCCTGCTCCTGTTTCT